ATCGGCGATGTCGACGAGCGCGGACGCAGGCCCGCTCGCGATCACAGCGTCCTTGACCTGGTCCGCCGTGGACGTGGCCAGCCCGCCGCCGTCCGTGGCGACGTTGACCGTGATCGCGTTGCTGACGACGCCGATGGTGAGCGGCGTGTTGTTGCCGGCGACGACGAACTCGACCGTGATCGCGTTGCCGCCGGTGCCGGCGGTCTTCGCGGTCCAGCGAAGCGCGTTGTCGTTGGCGATGACGCCGGTCTCAGCGCTCGCCTTGGTCGCGCCGGCGATCACCTTCGCCGACTTGATGACGCGACCTCCCGCGCCCGTCTGGCCTCGCTTGCTGTCCTTGAGCGCGTCCGCCACGATGACGGCGAGCTGATCTGCTGTCCTTGCCATCAGGTCCTCCTTCCGCCCTCGTAGGGCTTAGCCTTGCCTTCGGAGATGAGGACGTCCGCTAGCGATCGCCCGTCATCGAGCACGACCGAGCCCAAGACCCTGCCGTACTTGTCCAGGGAGTGCGACCGCACGCGAAGCGTCTTGCCCTCGATCAACGAGCGCACGTACTCCTTGGCTTCCTTGCCCTCGACCGATCCTCTTTCGGGCGTGTCCGCGTGCGCGAGGCGAAGCCTGCGCCGCTGAAGCCAGATCCCGAAACCGAGGTCGAGGTCCATGTCGAACGTGTCGCCGTCCACGCACCGAAGGACGGTGCCCCAGACCTCCCACTCGCGGCCCATGCTACGGGACCTTGACCGCGTTGATGGAGTCGCTCATGCTGAGGCCGGTGTCGCTCAGCAGGCGGGCCATGACGATCGAGTCCGTCTGGGTAAGGCCCGTATCGCTCGGGAACACGCCGAGGTACCGACGCATCGAGTCCGTGTTCGTCAGGCCCGTGTCGGTCTTGCGACGATCCGGCCTTCGAAGCAGGCTCTCCGTGAGCGTCAGGCCCGTGTCGGTCCCCACGCGCCGGCGGGCGCTCAGGACGGCGTCCGTCTGAGTCAGGCCGACGACCGAAGTCGCCCGATCGTGGCTGGTCCCGATCTCGAGCCCCTCGCCCTCGACCACCGAGAACGCGGGCGGGTCTGCGATCGTGACCGACGTCACCACTTCACCGATCGTGACGAAGTGCTGCGGCACCTCGTCTACGATGACTGTGCTCATGTCGCGACCAGCGTGTCGCCGAAGCTGACGCCAGCGTCCTCGATCGCGCGGTAGGCGATCTCGGTCACGCCGGGCGAGACCACGACTTCGCCCTGCACGAGGCGAGTGACGTTGCCCGTACCGTCGATCATCAGCAGGTCGTGGACGTGCGGGCTGCCGGTCTCGGTGCCGAGCAGGTGAGCCGTGTCCGCCGCGTCCATGTGCAGCGTGATCGTGCCGGCCACGCCTCCGAGCGTGATGCGCCCGTTGCCCGTCGACAGCATCGTGATGAGCGCGCCGTCGATGTCCCGGACCTGCATCTTGGCCGAATAGCCGGTGACGTCCACTGGATCGAGGTTGACGTCGAGCCAGGTGAGCACGCGGTCGAAGTCGGCGTTCGCCTCGATCGTGAAGTCCCAGTCGACTGCGGCCATCGGATCACCTCCTCTTGTTGGTCGCTACACGCGCGCTCTGTACGCGACAGCAGCGGGCCGTTCGGTACCGTTCTGCTCGAACAGGCCGAACGAGCCCTCGAAGTCGGTGCCCCACGTGCGTAGACAGTAGATCGTGATGCGCCTGATCCACGGGCGGGTGCGTGCCTCGTCGATGTACTGGCCGACGTACGCGGCCTGCTCGTCGAGCGTCGTCTGCCCCTTCGGCCCGGTCGCGGTGCCGACCGACCAGCCGACCTCGGTGATCGAGAACGGCCGGTCAGCGTTGCGGGCGATCAACTGGCCGCGCACCCTCTCCAGCAGCGCCCACTGCGGCGGCGCGTCACGCGGGTTCGAGTACGGGTGCGCCGCCCAACTGTCGACGTACTGCGGCAGCGTCGGCGCGGCGTCGAGCATCTGGTTGACCCACGGCGCCCACCCACCAGACGGGGTCGGGTAGTCGCCGCCGTTCGCGCTCGCGTTGACCGGGACGATCACCTCGATCGACGGGTCGTACGCCTTGATCGCCTTCGCCGTCTCGAGCTGCTGCCGCGACCACGTCGCGAGGTCGACGACGCCCGTCGGGTAGTACGGCTCGTTGTCCGTCTCGACGATCCGCGGCTTGAAGTAGCGCACCAGATCCATCGTCTGCGTCGTCGTGCGTCCGGTCGCGAGCAGGATCACCGGGATCCCCTGTGCGGCAGCCCACGCGAACAGGTCGGGCGAGAGGTGATCCTCGCGGATGAACCTGGGCTTGAGGCTCGCGGCCATCGGCCCGTAGGTGCCAGGGAAGCCACCGTTCGGGACGAGTCCCAGCACGCCAGCGCCCGGCGGCGGAGGAGGGGGAGGTGGCACCTCAGCGTTGTTGACGGTGACCGCAAGCCGCGCGGTGCTCTTGCGCGTCTTGTACTGCGCGATCGCCTCGACGACATGAGTGCCATCTGAAGTGCCACGCGTATCCCACTGATATACAAGCGGCTGGCCCGCAACTGGAACTCCGGTCTTCACAACCCGGCCGTCGATCAGGATGGTGAACGACTTGAGGTTGGTCGCTGGCTCAGCGAGAGCGCTAACTGGAACTATCCCCGCGAGCCCCAGGCCGTCAGCATCTGTGATTGTGAGCGTGACGTTCACGACGGCCACCTCCACGTGTCCCAGTCTTCGGCAGTGTCATCGACGGTGTAGAGCCCGTGCATGAGCGTCCTGTCGTACCACGACGGCTGCGCGACCAGCGTCGTCGGCGGGTCCGGGTGGATCGCGCCGATCTTGACTCGCTGCTCCGGCCGCATCGGATAGGTCGCGTAGAACGGCACCGGAAGCTTGAGACCGAGGTTGCGCGCGTGTTCGAGGCAGTGGTAGACCTTGACCTTGGGGTCCCACAGCTCGGCGGCGTCCTGCGGGAAGATCTCCAGCATCGCGACCCAGTCCCCGATCGGCCGGCAGTCGACGTTGTTCTGGACCCAGCCCATGAGCACCGTGGCGACTTGGCCCTGGAAGCCGGACCGAGCCACGCAATCGCGGATCACCCACGGACCCAGCGCGCCTCCGAGCTCCGCCTCGACGTTGATCCCGACGATCGGGCGCTTGTTGCGGACGCTCGCCGCGAGCAGCTGCTCGATGTGGGCCATCGTCCTGCAGTGCCACCAGTATCCCCACGTGATGTCCCACGTGTCCATGCGCGCGGTCACGGTGGACCACGACGAGGTGCTGTGGTCCCCGATGTTGAGCAGCGCGGTGCGGAGCCCGGCCCCGTGTGCGCGGCCGACCGACTCGACGCCGCCTTGCGGGTTGCGGTAGAACGCGAACGGCCTGCCGAAGGCCCCGAGCTGCGGAGCCGGCGGCTGTACGGGCACGGAGGTCCTGCGCTTGAGGAAGAGCGCGAGCCTCGCGAACCACGCCGGCGGGATCACCATCGGGAACCAGGCAGGCCTGGGCTGCGACTTCGGGCCCTTGCCCCTCCAGCGCCCCTCGCCCAGGCGCCACTCGCGCCACTGGAACTCGGTCTTGCTGATCACGCGCTGCTCTTCTCGCTCTCGCCGCACGCCTGGCAGACCGGCAGGCGGAGCTGGATCGAGTACATCGCGACGCCGACGATCTGCTCGCCGCAGCTCGGACACGCGCCGAAGCACGCGAGCTGGGTGGGACCGGGGATGTCGAGCGCGACGTAGCCCTTCTTGCGAAGCCGCCTCGCCGTCAGGTCGATGAGCTCTCCCATCGTGACCTCCTCGTTCAGAGCAGGATCTGAGCCGCCGTCTCGGGGGCTGCAGCCCTGCTGGATCATGCGGATCGCCAGGTGCAGGTCGATCCGGTCGTCCTCGCCGATCTGGATCGCGAGCTTCTGCGGGTACCCCGCCTTGAGCAGCTGTTCGGCCCGCCACACGTCGACTTGCGCGCGATCGTCGCGGGCCTGGTGTAGAAGAGACATCGCACCGCTACCTCCTCGGTCAGACCTTGAGCGCGGCGATCGAGTCGGTGATCGTCGCGCCCTTGACCGCAGCCCCTCTGCGCTGCCTTCCGTCTGGGTCCCACTCGACCTTGCGCGGGAACGCGCCTGAGTAGCCGCTGACAGCAGCGAACCCAGCAAGCGAAAGCCTGTTGACCGCAGCAGCCATGCGATCGTCGTTCTCGTAGAGCGCGTCGGCGACGCTGACAGTGCCGCCCGGAAGAAGCGCGTGGCGGTACGGGAGGAGAAAGCAGCGGCCCTGCGTGTTGTTCGTCAGCGTCATGTCGCCTCCTAGTCTCCGGCGAGCCTCCGAAGCTCCGCCTTCCAGAGCTCCATCGCCTTCTTGAACTCGGCCTCTGCAGGCGCGATGGACGCTCGCCTCTTGACGTAGTCCCTGCGCGCCCTGTCGAGCCGGCGACCCACAGCCACCAAGCCCTTGGCGCGCTCCTCGAACGACCCCACGTCCTGCGCGGCCGTGCCGGACCCGTTTGTCCTCGCAGCCTTGCGCTCAGCCGCAGACGCTCGATGAGCGTCGCTGAGCATCTGGCGCGCCTCGAACTTGTGGGTCTCGCAGAGCTTGGCGTACGGTCCGACGTTGGCGGTGGACTCGTTCGTGCAGCCGTCGACCTTGCAGAACTGGGTAGTCGTGAGCTCGTGCGCAGGGACTGAAGTCAAGGTGCTTTCACCTCTCCTCTATTCGATGATCTCCGCTTCTTCGACGTCGCCCTCAACCACCTCGCCCGGAGCCTGGACCTCGATCATGCGGCCCTGGAGCAGCGAGACGATGGCCTCGTCCACGGCTCGGAGCGAGACCTGATCACCCAACACGCGCGTCGCGTCCGCGTGTAGGGTGTGCTGCCGCTGGATCGGGGTGCCGATGACGCGGTCCATGAGCCGCTCAGACAGGCGAGCCTGGGACGTGTAGAAGCGCAGCAGCTTGTCGTCCGTCATGTTCGCGTGGTCCGGCCGCAGCTTGAGCCCCTCTTCGAAGGGCCGCAGCATGTCCTCGGCGAGCGTGTCCATCTTCTCGCGCATCAGGTCCATGACCCGGGGCTCGCCGCGGTTCCCGCCCGTGAGCGGGACCAGCGGAAAGCTGGGCTGCTGCTGGACCGCCTGGCCTGGAGGCGCCTCGGGCGACGGGAGCACGCGTGGCAGCTGACGGACCTCGGCCTCGGGCGTCTTGGGCGCGGTCTCGCCCCACGAGCGACCGTGCTCTGCGAGCGCCCTGATCGAGGACTCGCGGACCCGGTAGAACCAGCGCCGGCCGCAGCGCCAACAGTGCTGGCCGACCTGCTTGGGGTTGTGCACGTCGCGGTCCGGCCAGAGACCCTCGTCGTCGACGGCCCAGCCGCACTCCGCGCAGACCGCGATGCTCTGGATCCCCGTGTACGGGTCCACGTCCAGAACGACGCTGGGCGCGAGGCTCTCGGGAGGGATCGTCAGGCGAGCGGTCTTGCGTACGTCCACGGACCACCTCCTAGCCGGACTTTCGCCCTCCCGCTGCAGAGGTGGGGAGCGCGCTGCGCGCCGTCAACGCATCGCGTCGGGAGGCTCCACAGCGGGAGGGCTGGAGCGGACGCGCTCTACCGAATCTGGCGTCGTCATCTCGGTCGACCGGCTGCGGGGGTCGCGAGAGAGGGCTTAGCGAGATACCAAGCCCACCAGAGACGGGAGCGGTGCCCGGTACGGGACGCCCCAGGAGGTGCGTACCCGTAAGTACACTGTACATTACGGACCGGATAGCTGTACAGGGCAGCCTAACGCGGGTCGAAGACCCAGAAGTGGGCGAGGTACGCGTAGGCGAGCCCAGCCGAGATCACCGCGGCGGCGACGACCGCCGGCCAGACCACGTCGAGGACGAACGCGAACGCCCGCCTCACGTGACGCGCTTCGTGTAGGTGAACGTCGCGGACTCGCCGTTGCTGAGCGGCCGCTTGAACTGCGGGACGACCTCGGGCTCGCTGAACCTGCGAAGCAGCGCCTCCCGCTCCTCGCCCTTCTTGACGTTGGCGCCCTCCGGGTCGTCGCGGTAGTCGGGGACCCGCAGAGTCACGCAGTCCGAGATCGAGCCGCCGTTGCGCCGATGGAACAGGTAGATCTCCCCGAGAGCGAGCGGGTCCCGCAGGTCGCGCCGCTGGAGCGGCGGCTCGGGAACGGTCCGCGTCACGATGACGACCCCGCCGCAGGACGGGCACCTGCTGGGAAACTCCTCCGCAGCTGAGTCGCTCAAGAAGCGGCCGCACGTCGCGCAGCACCACTTCTGCATCAGTCGCTCACCACCCCGGACGTGTAGAGGGTCGACATGACTTCGTGCGCCAGCTTCGACAGGATCGTCGTCGGCGGCCCCGGAGACGCGGTCCACGGCGGCGTGCTGGACCGGTGCTTGGCCAAGAACGCGACCTCGTCGCGCGTCAGCGCGACGGTGACCTTGATCGTCTGCGCATCGCTCACGAGACCCTCCTCCGATAGGCCACGAGCGGGCCGCAGGACCCCTCTGGGCTGCCCTCGCGATAGTGCGTGAAGCCGTCGCCCGCGAAGCCGGGAGCCGCGATGTTCACGGTCCAGCCGCATCCGAGGCACCTCCACGTCAGGATGACGTTGTTGCTCACCTCGTCGCGCTCGAAGGTCTCGACGCCGTCGAGGTCCTGCAGCAGCTGCTTCACAGATTCGAGCGTCTTCACGACCCGCTCCCCTCCTCGTACAGCGACCCTGTCGCCCCGCAGCCGTTGCAGACCCACGTCCCTCGGGCCTTGCTGATGAGCAGCGCCGGTCCCATGGCGTCCTCTACGCGCCCGCATGACGGGCACGGGCCCGCGGTGGTGTGCAGCGGGACCCGCTCGCTGGGCTTGGTCCCCGTAGACGATCCGGATCCGCCCGTCTGCTTGGTGACCGTGACCTCGCGCTCCTTGCGATAGAGCGCGAGCTCCTGCGGCCGCGGCTCCCCAAGCTTCTCGCGGATCGCGTCCCGGACGAAGGCCGCCCTCCGCAGGCCAAGCCGTTCGCGTTCGCGGTCCATGCGCCAGGCGTCGAACTCGCCCAGCCTCGTGTTGATGACTATCGTCTCCTGGTCCTCGCGCTTCATGCGCTCTCCTCTCGTCCCTCTTTAGGGTGCTCTTATCGTCATTGTATACTCCCGCGTCCCGGCTGTAAACAGCGGGGCGGCCCAGGAAGTTCGTCTCGCCTGGTCCCGTCTCGCGGGCGGGTACGCGAGAGGTCTTCCCGGGGCTCTCTGTCCCCTACGCGCGCGTACGCGCGAGAGGGCTGTCGGGACTGGGGCGTCGGTCGTCGGCCCTCGGGCCTTGGACGGCCAGAGTTAGTAACAAGAGCCAGCTCGCAAATATTTTTTTCCAGGCCGTTCTGGTTCCCCTTGTTTCATCATCATATTCTAGAAGTTTTTCGGGGAATGGGAAGGGCTGAAGAAAAAAAACTCGTACGAGATTGCACGTGTTGCTCGACATCTTTGTATACTTCTTGGTCAATTCTGGTGTAAACAGCGCGAAAATGCCCGAAAATGTGTATACGTATAGTAACTCTATGTTTACACAAAATCATCATGTAAACAGCAAATCCGAACGTATCTGAGCAAAACCGAGCAAAAGCCGTATTCTGGTTAGAAAACGCTTGTAACACATCTGCACGTTCTACGCGCGTCTGAGGCCCGTAGAAGGCGTCTGAGGCTCGCTACCTTCCGACTCGCGATGGATGGGCACCAAGTTTTTGCGGGAATGCTCAGAAAAAGCGGCCTACGCACGGCGGCCGAGGGCCCGCGTTTACAGCAGTGTATACAGCCCTGCCGCGTAGCGCGAGCGGAGGCACGTTTCCTGGACGAAAACAAGCCGAGGGACGAGGGCCGTGTATACAAGGCTGACAAGTCGAAGCCAAGTAGCCCTGCTGTGCTACCCTGGCCCACATCCCAGGGCCGAGGGCCCGCGCCCTGTTTACAGAGCTGACAAGTCTCTGCCAAGTGGCAGGCCTCCGCGCTCGAGGCTGCTGTGCCTCTGCGCACGAGCTCTGTTTACAGGCCGGAAAACGAGGAACGCGAGCCTCTCGGCTCGCGCTCTGTTTTCTCGGCTGTAAACAAGGCTCGAGGGCTCCTCGGTCGGCGGCCGTCGGCCCACGGCCGAGGCCCCCTTCGGTTTTACCGCGCGGACCTGAGCGGAAGTCCCGTGCCCCTCCGCGTTGATCTCCAGATGCCCAGAACCTTTGCTCGGAGGACGACGCCCGGCGGCCGACGACCCACGTCCCACGGCCCAGATCCCCCGGAGGCCGCTCGCGTACCCGCAGCTCAGATCGGGCGAGGAAGACCCTGGTCGGCGGGCCTGCGGGGTCACCTCCCGACGCGGGAGCATGTGCAGGCCTCTCCCGACGCCAGGAGATCCCGGCAGGCCGACTTGTGCAGGCCGTTGCCCTCCGCTCCCGCCCGCAGCGCTTTCTCCAGTGTCTCCACCCGAGCGATCTGACTGCCCGCCGTACCCCACGCCGCATCTCCGAATCGGAACAGACGATCAAGGAGACGAGCGAAGTCGTCATCGTCATCGGGATCCGCCATGTGCTCGATGAGCCACTGATGCGCCCTCTCTCGTTCGGCGGTCAGGTCGGCCAGCACGACCGCGCAGACGGCGATCATCAGTTGCCGGTTCTCCTCTGGCACCTCGTCCCACGGGACGGCGGACTCCGGGCGCGTCTCGTAGCCGAATGTGGGAGCGAGCCGCTCGTAGGCTTCGTGGAACCGCTGCGCGTACACGGACGGGTCGAGCGCGGGGGCGGTCATCTCGCCTTCTTCCGGTAGCCGACGGCCGCCGCTCCGCTCGGGGACCCCTCCGGGACGAAGCCCGTCTCGACCCAGCCGGCGTCCTCGAGCTGTCGAAGCTGTCGGACGATCTCGGTCTCGGCCATGCCGAGCTTGTCCACGAGCGCCATGGCGGTCGACCAGCGCTCCGCGTCCAGGGCCTCGTACACGCGCTTGGCCGGCCCCGGCAGCACAGATGAGTCAGGCATCTTTCGCTCCCTTCTTGCGGTGGTACATCTTGGGCTTCCCGGTGCGACCGGGCACCCTGGTGTCTGAGTCGAAGACGACCCCGTGGTCTTCTCGAGCGCACTTGGACGAGCAGTAGGGGTCGGCGTACTCGCGCGAACGAGGCGGCAGCTCGCCTCCGCAGACCTTGCAGCTCCTCACGCCGGCTCCACGTAGAGCACCCCTCGCCGTGCGCCCGCAGCGTCGGAGTTGTAGTCGGCCTTGTAGCGGCCGCGGCCGTAGATCTCGTCCAGGAGCTCCTCCATGCTCGCGAGGGTGAACGGCTCGCCGTCGGGGTACGTGTCGTAGCCGAGATCCGGCCTGTCTGGGACCTTGACGTCGTGGACGACGATGGCCGAGCTGAAGGCCCCGCCCGACGACTCGGCGATGAGGCGGAGCTCGTCGTGGAGCGGGCAGTGCTCGCCCCAGTGGGCGTCCAGGAAGAACAGCGTGGCGTCTGAGCCGTGTTCGCGGAGGTAGTCCCTGAGCCCCGAGACGCTGTCGCCGTGGATCAGGTTGACCTGCAGCCCGCGGAGGCTGCAACGCAGCTGCGCTTCGCGAAAGTACGCCTCCTCCACCTCGAACGACGTCACGGACTCGAAGTGCTCGGCCAGCCACATCGCGGTGGACCCGTAGCACGTCCCGGTCTCCACCGCTCGCGTCAGGTTCAGCCTGTCACTGATGTCGAGGATGCGCACAGCGACCAAGCTGTCGCCGTTGAACGGCCGATCTTGCCACGGCATCACTCGCGGCGTGCCTACACCTGACATGGGGTACCGCTTCGTCAGGACTCCCACAGCCAACCTCCGTCTTCTTGAAGTTTTCCTCGCAGCAGCACGCGATCTCCCTGCTTGAGGCCGACCCAGTCCGCGCCTGCCGCCTTCGCGTTCCTGGCAATGGCGCGGATCTGGGCTTCGACCTTCGTCCTCTCGGTCATCCCTAGGCAGAACGGAAACTGATGCACCTCTCCATTCGCCCGCACGGCGACCAGGTAAGGAGCTTCCTCCACTTCGTCCCTTCTCTGCTCAGCCGCGGAAGCCGTACTCCGGCATCCCGGCTCTGACCCAGGCGTGATGCGACCCGCGCCAGCAACCCCAAGGCTCGGCCATGCCGTACCGCTGTGCGATACGCTTGGCGACTCGCCACTGCTGCCACGGAGTCGCAAGATACGCCTCCGACGGATATCCAGGTAGCTTGAAGCTGTCCCAGCTAACGTAGTAGAAGCCGAAGGCGCCCTGGTACGTCCCGCTGTTGTGCGCCCAGTTCGGAGGATCCGTCCCGGTCTCGCACGCCGCGAGGTTCTGCCAGTGCTTCGGCATCCACTTCTTGTAGTCCCACTGCCATGCCTGCTTGCGCGCGGGCTTGCCCGCCAGGGCTGGAGCCGGGGTTGTCAGCCCCAGCGCGAGGGTCGCCGTTAGGCATGCGGCGACCGCTGACAATGACTTCACCTCATGTTACCTCCTACTGGCTTACGGGAATACGAATCGAGACCCCCTCCCGTCTGCCCGAGTCAGGGAGGGGGTCTCGATCGTACTTGGAGCGCGGGGGGAGAGAACGGGGTCGCGCTCCAAGCCTTGTGCTACGCTGCCATGTCGCTCCGCTTGACGAAGGAGCGCAGCAGGTAGAGGAGTGCGTTCGGGATGTCCGCCACGTCGACGACGTCGACGACGCGGTCGCAGGTCTCCTCGAGGAACTTGTTCCTCCCGCCGATGGCGAGGGCGAAGACCTTCACCCCGTTCCGCTGCAGGCGATGGATCTCGCGCGCAGCGGACGGTGCGTTGTTCGGCTGGCCGTCGCTGATCAGCAGGACGACCTTCTCATCGGCGGTCGACTTCGCCGCGTCAGGGAAGAGGTGCCGCAGGCCATCGGCCATCGGCGTGGTGCCGTCCGAGTTCCGCATCTCAGCGAGCAGCGGCCTCACGTTCTGGATGTTCTCGTCGAGGCGCTTGTAGAGCCTCAGGTCGGCCTCTCCCATGTGGGCCCATCGCGAGGCCCGGGTCAGGAAGCCGACGGCCGAGGTCTCGATGATGCCCTCCAGGGCCTCGAGCACCACGATCGCCGACCGTGCCGCCGTCTGCATCCGCGGTCCGTTCATGGACGAGGACTGGTCGAGGCAGATGCCGACCCAGTAGCTCCGGCCACCGAGCTCGCGCTTCTTCTCGAAGATGCGGTTGTCCTCGTTCGTGACGCGGTAGAGGCGGTTCGCCTTGATCCGCCGGCCGGAGACGTAGCTGCCGCCCCAGCGGTCGCGGGCGTTCTCGCGCAGGACGCCGACCGCGTAGCGCCGCACCGTGCTGATGTACGGAGCGACCTCGGCCCGGATCTGCTCGTAGATCGGAGCGTTCCGCGCCATGCGGTCGCGCAGCTGGGCCGACTTCTTGGTCAGGCCCATGCCCTCGGCCAGGCGCGACATCGCCGCCTCGTTCTCCGCCTGGATCTGCTTCTCGACCTGGGCGGCCTGGCGGTTGAGGCGCTTGAAGTGGGCCTCCCAGTTCTTGATCAAGGTCGGCTTGTCGGCCTGCTTGGACATCTCCTTGACCATCTGCTGGATCGGGTTGCCGGTCTTGACGTCGTCGCCCGCGGGCTCGTCGTCGTCGACCGCGTCCCCGGACTCGACGTCTGCGAGGTCCTCGTCGTCATCGTGCATCTGCTTGGGCCCCGCACCGCCGTTGCCGCCGGCGCCGCGCATCTGGACATCGGCCTCGCCGTCGCCCTCGCCGCCATCGTCCTCGCCGGGGGCACCCTCGGTCGCCTCGCCGGAGCCGCCCTGCCGCTTGCCGGGCTGGCCGTCGTCTCCGCCGGGCTGGCCGTCGTCCTGTGCGGCAGGGGCGTGGTCGCCCTCGGTGGCGTCCTCGGTGTCCTCGTTCATCTGGGCCATCGAGGACGGCTGCTTGGCGACGCCCTGCTGCTTCTCCTCGTCGCGCTTCGCCTTCTTGCGCTCGGCGTCGCGCTTGCGCTTGTCCTCGTCCATGAGGCGGTTCAGCACCGCGTGGACGGGGCCGAGCATGTCTGCGCAGTCCTGGCCGGTCTCCGCTCGCGAAGCGGCCTTGACGATCGCCTCGATCTCGGCGATGGCGGCCTTGTCCCGCTCGTCTCCGAGGGCGGGGAAGCCGTTGATGACCCGGCCGATGTTGTGGATGAAGCGCCACTTGGTCGGGAAGGCGCCGAACTGCTTCTCGACGTGGGGCTGCCAGAGACCGACCTGGGCCTCGCGGAACAGCGTGCCGCAGCCGGCGTAGCGCTCGGACATCTTCCACTCGATTCGCCCGTCCTCGACGATGTTGAACAGGAGCAGCGCCGCGTTGGGCCGCTTCTTGTTCCAGGCCGAGAGGTCGACCTCGCCGGTGAAGAGCAGATGCCCGACCTCGTGCGCGGTGACAGTGACGATGGCCTCCCCGAGCACCGCGACATCCGCCACGCGGTACGTCAGCCGTGGCGGATCTGCGGTCGGAGCAGCGGCCCAGTACTCGCCGGGCTCCACGATGACCGGGGAGCCCTCCTCCAGGAGCGCTGTCGTCAGCTTGTCGACGAAGGTGCGGAGGTTGTGCTCAGTGACAGAGAAGCTCATGTCAGACCCTCGCGATCGTCGTGGACACGAGCGAGCGGATGAACTGCTCCTCGTGGTGTGGGGCCTTGCCGTAGATCGCCAGCTCAGCGGCCTGGAAGGCATCGCCGAGGCGGACCGTGAAGTCAGCCCACATGACGAGGTCGGCGGTCGAGAGCCAGAAGAGGCCCTTGTTGTCGTTGAAGTTGTTGCGCACGCCCTGCGCGGTCTGCACCATCTGGCGCCCGAGGTCCTCGTCCAGCGTGGGCACCCGGTTGAGCAGCACCTTCAGCTCGTCCTCGGGCGTGAGCAGGTCGACGCGGCGGATCAGCAGGCGCCGCGCCAGAGCGGGCGAGAGCTCCCGGACGCCGGGGTACAGCTCCGGCGGATTCATCGTCCCGTAGAGGCGGAAGTTCTCGTGCGGGCGGATGATGAAGTCCGGGTGCTCCGGCGGGAGGTCCGTGATGGTGACGAAGCCCTCGTCGAGGTACTCGTGAAGCATGATGAGGACCTCGGGCACCACCGCGTTGATCTCCTGGAAGCCGATGGCGATGCCGTGCTTCATGGCGAAGGGGAGGATCCCCGGGCGGAACTGCATCGTGCCGTCCTCGACCCAGATCTTGCCGACGAGGGTGTCGACGTCGACCTGGCCGTGGCCCGGCACCGAGTGGTACGGCCACCCGGCCTCCTGGTGGAGGCGCTGCAGCAGCGCCGTCTTCGCGACGCCGGTGTGACCGACGAGGACCAGCGGGACGCCGGTCTCCATGGTCATGGCGACGGCCGTGCGCTCGTTCGCCATGTTGATGATGTCCTCCGCCCCGTCAGGGACGAAGCGCGCGGCGACCGAGTCGATCTCGGCCGGCGGCTTGGGAAGGGGACGAATCGCAGCCATGTTTCCTCCTCGGGCGAGGTTGGGGTCTTTGCCACTTCCCGGCGGCTCGGACCCAGGATTCCCTACACTTGTATTGTATACTTTTGCTGAGGCCCTGTCAAGTACCTGCTTGTACACCTTGTGGTGCTCGGTCATGCTCAGACCGGCGGTGCTGAGCGCCGCGACGTCCGCCGGGGTCAGCGTCTCCCTGAGCTTGCAGGTCGGGCAGGAGACGTAGGCGCCGGTGTAGTCCTGGTTGAGGTTGATGACGTGGTGGTCGCACGTCGTCATCGCTCGGTCTGCGTCTCGTCGATCTGCTGAGCCTGGAACTCAGCTGCGCGCAACGTAGCGTACCACGCGTTCTCGCGCAGGCGACGACGCCAGCGCTCGCGTTCGTCGCGGCGTCCCTCGCGGTACCCGGCCCAGCCGCACGTGATCGCCACGAGCAGCAGGACTGCGATGTCGATGTTGGCGATGGCGACGATCATCAGTCGACCGCCCATCCGTCGGCGAGCATCGTGTCGACGTCCGCGTACCGCGTCGTCTTGACGCCGGGAACCTCGCCGTCGTTCTCGAGCTGCACCAGCACGAGCTTGGCTCGATCGACACCGAAGAGGTTGACGTGGATCACAGTCTCCGGGTAGTCGGCCGTGACGACGCCGAGGTCGGGAAACGTCCCTGGCTCGGTCGCCGGCTTCTTGACGGGGAGGACCGGCCACATCGGCCAGTCCTCCACCGCCGCGATCTTCTGCTTGTCGGTCAACGTGGTTGTCATGCGCCCTCCTTTGAGGGGTAGTCGGGGTAGACCTTCGAGAGCGGCACCCCGTGCTTCTTGGCGAGGGCCGCGACGAACGCCGCGATCCGCGCCTTGTCCGCAGCCGTGGGCTTGCGCTTGTCGTTCGCCAATCAGCCTCCTCTCCCCATCTCGGTCTTGGCGGTCTCGAACACCTGCTCGAGCTGCTCGCGACTGAGCAGCGTTTCGACCACGCGCGTGTCGCTCATGAGGACCAGCATGACGTGCTGGTCGCCCCACGGCTGCACCTCCACCGTGTGCGCGCGGTGTCGCGGGCGGCCGGGGTAGTCCACGGACACCCGCTTCCAGGGTGACGTCGACATCTGCGTCAGTCCTTCTTGGTCAGGGACGTCCGCTCGGCCGCGCGCTTCACCGTCCAGCGCTCGTGCGCGCCGGAGAGGTTCACGAAGCGCTCGAGCTTCTTGGGCAGGGTCTCGCCCGCCTCGCGCATCGCCCGGAGGCTGAAGCGCTCGGTCGCGGCGACCTCGGTGCGGCGCATGACGTAGTCGCCGACCTGGACGCTGACGCCGGGAGGGAGCACGCCGCGGATGCGGTCCTGCTCCTGCGCCAGCCGCGCCTTGAGCTCGGCCGCCTTGGCGTCCAGGAGGGCGAGGTTCGCCTTGATCTCCTCGATGCGCTTGGCGGTCAGCGCCGCGCCGACCGAGTGGATGTCGTCGATGACGGTGGGCAGCTCCTCGAGATCGTCGATGTCGAAGAGCGCTGTGTCCTGGGTGATGATGTCGAGCTTGTCGTTCATGTTCCCTCCTCGGGCGAGGTTGTCAGGGTCAGTACTGCCGCGGGCGGTGGCAACTCATCTGGCGCGGTCTTCCTCCTTACCACCCTCTTGTATCCCGCAACCCGCGGCAGCTTCGGTTGGGAGCCGGGAAGCAGAGCCGGTAGGTTCCGGATGCTCCCGTTGTCGCCAGCTTAGTGCTGCGTCTCCCAACAGGGTCAGTGGATCAGCCCCTCCAGATCCTTGAGGTAGAGGCCGTCCAGGACGATCCCCTCGCTGAAGCCCCAGCTGAGGCCGTAGGGCTTGGCGGGGTCGCCGCTGTCCTTGAAGCCGGTGAAGTGGTTGTAGCCCTTCGCCGCCTTGCGCGCGACGAACTCGTAGCGAGCCGCCAGCGTCTCGAACGTGTCGCAGCCGCGGTCGGTGGGGCGCCGGCGGTTGGCCAGCGCCTCGAGCTCCTCGAGCGTGACCAGCCCGCGATCCCACTCGCGCCGGTAGCGCTCAGCGAGCCCGGAGTTCCCGCCGTCGACGGCGGCCAGCGCGAGCAGAGCCGCCTCGACCCGGCGGTCCCAGGCCTCGACGGTGGTGCAGCCGCAAGGGTCGTCGTGGATGGCGCAGCGGCGGCAGTAGCCGCAGGGCGTCCGCGCGGTGTCACAGAATGTCGCTGTCATCGCAGCCTCCTCGGGCGAGGTAGTAGCGGTTTGCCGGGGAATATCCCGACATAAATATTGTATACTAATGCCGGGGCAAAGTAAACAGCTACCGCCTGTCTGGGAAGGCGCAGTCGAGGCAGATGAGGCCCTCAGATGTGAGCATGTAGTCGCTGTGGAACCAGCCCGCTGTGCGCTTCCCGCAGCGGATGCACACGCTCACGTTCGCGAGGCGTTGGGAGAGGCCGTCGTCCTCCAGCGTCCATGATCGTCCCTGCGCCCACGAGATAAGGTGGTCGACCGCTTCGGTGACTTCTTCGTCGGTGGGTTCTGACTCAGACATCTGCGGTCTCCAGTTGGTAGACGCGGGCGAAGCACTCCGACGGCGGACGCAGCCAGACGGAGCTCGGGACGTCAAGCGACCACACGAGCATCTCGCGTATGCTAGGCAAGCGCGACACTTCGTCGACGTCGAACTTCGAGGAGAACCGCGAGTCGATCACCGACTGAGTGAAGCGGACGCGGTGGAATCTCTGGCTGAGCTGATCCCAGCTCTCTGGGATGCCCAGCCGGACCAGGTCGCGGCGGCTCCAGACGTGAGCGGTGTGGATGTCCGGCTTCAACTCACAGACCCACGCCTCTCTCCTCCAGTCCGGCTGCTCAGTTCGCACCCACTCGAGCCAAGGCGACGTCCCTTCCGGCAGCAGGTCGGACGTCCACAGGCCGCCCTTCGGCTTGCCGATGGTGCCGATGTGCGGATCCCACTGCGCGGCCTCGAAGCGATCGTCTGACGGGCAGGAGCCCATGAAGACTTGGTGCGACATCAGTACGACACGCTTCCCGGAGGAGGCCACGCGATCGGTTGCCTAAGCTGCCGGTAGGGAATCCCGTCAGTCGTCGTCTTCGAAGTCGGGACTGGGACGAGAGCTCCCTTCTTGGTGCGGACGATGATCGCGCAGTCGACGTGCATGTCTCCAGACGCGAAGCGCTCAGTCTTGAACGGCTGACCCGCTACGTGGCCGACCACCTCGACCTTGTCTCCGGAGGTCATGTTGACCGGGGACACGTCCATGATCGCCACGACCTCGGTGAACGGTGTCGGACGCAGTGTCGGGCGGCTCAGCGGGCTCATGAGTACTTGAACGCTGCCCAGATCCCGAAGCCCACCAACGTCCACATGGCCACGACGATGAGCATGGCGAGGATCAAGCCCCAGTTGGTGCGGTAGCAGTCGCTCCACTCGAGCTCGTCCATGTCTTCGTTCCAGACGTCGTCGTGGTGGATCACTTCTTGGCCTCGTTCCGTCCGATGGTGATCATGCGCACCAGCTCGTCGATCTTGGCGTCCACGGCGGGAGGGGCGATCGGCTTGATCGCCTTCGCCATCGTGATCGCCCTCTCGCAGGTGCCGGCGAGCACCTCGACACGGCGCTGGAAGTTGAGCACCGGCTTGCCGAGCTCGTACTTGTGGACGTACGGGACGGGGTTGCCGTTCTCGTCCTTCTTGAGCGTGTCGGTGGGCTCCTCCATCAGGAGCATCTCAGCCAGGAAGTTGCCGACGCCGCGGCTCGCGCGCTCGATGTAGCCGTCGCGGAGGTAGACGCGCAGCGTCCACGCGTACCACGGCTGGAAGCCGCGCCGCTCGAAGAGGCGGTACGCGCGGTCGACGTTGTACTCGAGGTCGGCGTAGAGCTGCTCCTCTTCCTCGGTGCCGATCTGCGATGCCGGGATGTTGATCTGGAAGATGCCACAGTCGCGGCTCTTGACCTCGCCCGTCACCTTGTCGATGTTGTCGTTGTACGCGCGCTGGTACCCCTGCGACTCGCTGAGGCAGACCGCGACGATCGTGACGAGGTCTATCGAGTCCTTCCAGCCTCGCGCCCAACAGAGCGCCGCGATCTCCTTGGCGGGGATCTGCTTGCCCCTCAACTCACCCATGCTGTGTCCCCTTTCTTGGAACCGGGAGCCACCCGGTTCGATGGCCTCTTCCTGTGCCGTCCCAGTACGCGACGCGCTTCTCGCTGCCGGAGACTTCCAGCAGCGAGACGGCGAGCTTCTCCGCTTGCGCGGTGTCCATGTAGACGCTCACCGTCCCGCGCTTCCACCATCGACAGGAGATCCTCAGGCGGAGCGTCTTCTTGTCGTCAGTCTCGGCGGAGTAGACGTCGAAGTCGTGGAGGTCGATCTGCATGCGGCGTCTCACAGCAGCACCGCCTCTCTGAAGAGCTTCGCGAGCACGGCGTACCCGGCCTTGTTCGGGTGGACTCCGTCCTTGCTCAGCAGCGACTTGTCAGGTGATGCCTCCTTGGCCAGCTCATGCGACCAGTCCGCCACTCTGAAGTGGCCCGAGGAGCCCTTGGCGCGCTTCCTCAGCGCGGCGTTCCAGTGCGTGTAGCCGTTGGTCGAATCCGCGAGGGGGCGGTGGATCGTGCTCCAGACGATGACGGGATGCGGGCCGACGATCGTCCGCATCCGCATCAGCTGGCTGTCGAACCACGAGGGCGTGTTCAGGTACCAGTCGTTGGTCCCGAGGCTGACGAGCACGAAGTCCCACGGGATGCCGCGGAACTTGACGACCTCGCGAAGCCCCTCGCCGACGTTGCGGCCGACCCTCGAGTCGACCGCACGTCGTGAGGCGTTCAGCTGGATCAGCGGCTCGGCGCCGACCATGAGCGAGTCGCCGATGAAGAGGACGTTCACTTGCCCCTCGCGATGTCGCGTGCGAGGTCCGCCGCTCCGCTGTCGATCATGCCCTCGGTCAACACGCGCGTGTCGAACCCGGACTCCACGAAGCGCTTGGCGCGACCGGCGGCGCCGCGCTCGACCAGGTCTGTCAGGTCGAGCGTCTCGGGCTCGTCATCGTCTTCGGCCCACATCTTGTCCCAGCACGGGCCGCAGATCCCGGTCATGAGGCCCTCGCGCTCGGACGGCCCGAGCTCGGGGAACGCCTCCTGGATCAGCGTTCCCGTGCCCCACTTGTTGTAGCCCTCGGCCGAGACGGTGAGGGTGCTCTGCTTCTGGCAGAACGGGCAGGTGACATCGACGTCGATGGTGTCCATGTCAGTGCTCCGGAGTCGCGTAGCGGACGATCGCACCGGGGTAGGGGTCCTCGGTGATGACCCGCTCGCCGCTCTCGGTCATGGGCGTCACCCCGGCCTCTGCCGCCTTGTCGTAGGCGGCCTTCAGCGCCGACCAGTCCACGTGGCCGTCGAGCGAGCGGGGGTCGCTGTTGATGAGGTAGCGCGCGACGTCGTCGCGGTAGCCCTCGCCCTGCTCGCAGCAGGCCTCCAGCCACTTGACGAAGTCCTCCGCCTCGTCCTCGTCCGTGAACAGCGGGCCGAAGACCAGGCCCGTGACGCTGTCGACGAAGACCGATGTGTTGCCGATGTAGAACGACACAAGCATCACTCCTTTGAGTGTTAGATGATCTCCCAGATGGAGCCGATGGCCAGCTCGATGGCGTCCATCGACCACGTCCGTGCAGCCCTGGCCTCGAACAGCAGGCCGTTGATCGTTCTGATGCAGCCCTGCGCGTCGTGCCACGTCTCGCCGGTCAGCGCCGCAGCCTCGAACGCTGCGCCGGCGATGAACGCGATCGCCTCCTTCTCGGTCAGGCCCTCGCGCTCGAGGCGCTCGACCAGGACTCCGAGCCGTTCGGCGATGTACGCTGCGCGATCCTTCTCGTTGCTGAGCGGATGTCCGCGGTGGCCGAAAGGCTCGTCGGCGACCCGCTCTCGACGACGCATGAACAGCTCGTTGCATCGGCGGTTCATGACCGTGGGGAACACCCATGTATCGCGGCGATGATGCTTGCCGCAGACGGGGCAGCTCTTGACGTCTGTCTGCAACTTCACCTCCTCGGGCGAGGGACTGTATAGTTACATTGTATACTTCAACGCGAGCTCTGTACACCGGCCAGGTACCGCTTGAGCTCCTTGTCCTGCGGCTGACGGTCGAGCTCGCCACGGACGAAGATCGCGTAGCTGTCGACGGCGTAGTCTCCGATCCCCGGCAGCTGGCGCAGCTCCCAGTCGGTCAGCGGCATCGTCTCGATGTCGTGCTCGCGGATGTCGATGGTGTCGATCCAGCGCGCTGAGAACTGCCGCAGCCGAAGCGCCCGTACGTTCTGGAGCCCGAGCGGCTTGATGATGATGGCCAGCGAGGCGAGCTCCTCGTCGGTCAGGTCTTCGACCGAGTAGGGCCCGGGGAAGTACCGGAACAGCTCGGGGTAGACGCCGTCCACCTGAGCGCGCGACGTCTGGTTGAGCAGGATGCAGCCGACGAGCATCTGCCACTGTTCGGTCGCTCCGTGAGGATGACCGCCGAGGAGGATCTCCTGAAGCAGCATCAGTTCAACCTCGCCTGTCGCGCGATCGATGCGGCGATCGGCTCGGCGGCCACGCAGAGGATCGGCACGCCGTCCGGGAGGATCAGCACGATCGTCTTCTGGGCCTTCATCGCGTAGCGGACTGTGGCCCATGTCCCGGATCGCAAGACCTCGCTGAACTCCTTGGGACACGCGATCAGCGTGTCGCAGAGCTGGGCGATCGCTGCGTTGCGGACGAGCGGGTCGGCGGAGTCCATGACGGAGTCGGCGTCGCAGAACGCGCGCTTCCCCTCGATGTTCGACGGGAAGACCACGACCTTGACGTCGAAGTCGAGGTTCCTGACGATGTCGTGGAAGTCGCGATCTGCTCCGATGCAGTCGCCGTGCATCGCGATGTCGAAGTCGGAGTTTTCCAGCACGTCCGCGAGCGTCTCGCGCTGCTCGAAGCTGAGACCCTGTTGTGTTCCTGTGAAGCCGATGATCAAAGCAACTCCCTTCGGGCAGGGATTTTCAGGACACTAGTATTGTATACTTTTCGGAGGGAAAAAGACAGGGCTAGGCGCAGCCGCGCTCGGCGCGCCGGCGCTCGTACTCCTCCCGAGACAGGTGCGGGTTGGGGAAGACCTCGACGGTGCCCTCGCGTAGGTGGTGCTCCTCGCCGATCGCGGTGAGGAGCTTGTCCGCTTCGCTGAAGGTGACGAACTCGAGCTTGGAGTTGCAGATCTCGCTCGTGCGCTTGATGTGGATGCCTGTGTGGAACGAGAGCCACTGGATCGGCCCGAAGTGGGCCACCGGTGTGGAGTAGTCTGGGTCAGTGGTCACGGCCATCGCTTTGGCCGGACGAGCAGCGAGGTACCTGACGATCCACGCTCGCAGGATCTCTCCAAGCGGCTCCGCTTCGACGATCTCGTAGTCGCGGACGCGGTAGTCGTTCGGCTGGAACTTAGTCAACGTGGACGTCGCCCTTCTTCCAGGCTGCATGTCCTGCGAGGAACGCGATGCGCTCAGGGGTCGGGGCGATGTTATGCATCTTGAGGTACTCGATCCGGCGCCACAGCTCGCGGTACACGAGCGACTTCCTCGCGTCTCCGCTCGACGGCATCAGGTTGCCCTCATAGACCTTGTGGTTCTTGGAACCGTGCGGTCGTGCGCGGATGCCACTAGGCTTGACGCGCTGGCGGACGAACGTCCCGATGTGCTCGCACTGCAGGGCGTCGTTGCGATCGACCTCGCCGTTGTCCAAGATCTTGAGCTTGTTCTCAGCCCTGATCCCAGCGCTGAACCCGTCAGGCGAGAGGCAGCGCTTGATGCCGCGATCGTCAGGCGTCCCCTTGTGGGCGCAGAACTTGTCCTCCGGAGCGTTGCACTTCTTGAGGTTGTGCTCCCTGCCCGGCTTCACCGTCGCTGGAAAGGGCATGCCCCAGCTCTCCACCTCTTCAAGCAACAGGGACACGTAACGCGGGCAGACGAGAGCTCCGACGTAGTACTTCAGCCAGCCGGACTTCTTGTGATGCTTGTAGCCGCAATGCCCACAAGGCATCTGTGTTGGAAGCTCGTTGGTCACGACCCCTTCCCCAGGTTGAGGTAGTACAGGCCATGGAGCAGCGCGCTCTCCGCGTGCTCCGACCACGGCTTCCCGTGCTCTGCGATGTGGTTCTTGTAGTAGGGCGTCTTGCGCGTGAGGTTGAGCACCTGCGTCTGCTGCTCCACCAAGTGGATCCCGTTGACCTCGGCCGTGCGCTTGATCGCCCCGATCAGCTGAGACGTAGGCATCGTGGAGAACGACTGCGTCTTCGCCATCCACGGATAGAGGTGGAAGCGCTCCAAGACGATCAACGTAGGTCGCCACCCGGTGATCACCTCCCATAGTTGAGCTTGAGTCAGTTCTTCAGCGTACTGCCATCTTCGGTTGGCCCAGCACGACACCCCGACGTGAACGTCGCCGGGATCGATCGCGAGCATGCGCGCGTCGATCGGCACGTGCGTGCTAGTCGCGTAGCCGTTCACGGATCTTGCTCACTTCCGCTGCGTGCCTCGCGCGCTCTGCGTTCAGCTTGGTCTGATAGTCATCTGAGATGGCGAGCACTCGACGTCGATGCTTCAAGTTCGCCTTCTCCAGCCGGTCGTGCAGGATCTCCATGCGGTTCTGAAGTGTGTTGCGTGCCACTGAGCGATCCTCCAAGATCTTGAGTTTACGGGTTCGGTAATATACCGAATCCGATTATCTTACTTTGCGTCCGACCAGCGCGTCGCGTGGTTGATGTCCACATCCATGGGTACGAGGAGCTCTGGCCAGTCGCACATGACTGCTCTGACCGTCTCTCGAGCCAGATCGAGCTCTTCCTCCGGACATTCGACCACGACTTCGTCGTGGATCTGCAGCAGAACGCGCGATCGCATGCCGTCCTTCTCGAACCGGCGATGCAGTCGCACCATCGCGCTCTTCGCCTGGTCAGCTGACGTCCCCTGGACGAGGGAGTTCACAGCCTTGTACGCGAACCGCCCTTCTTCTTCACGATGCCTGCGGCCGAAGACCGTGACGATGTAGCCGCGCTCGCGCATGGCCTGTTCGGTGGCGCTCTTCAGCTTGCGGATGCCGGGGAACCGATCGTAGAACGCGTAGAGCATCTTCTTGCCTTGGTCGAGCTCGACGCCGAGCATGTCCGCGATCTTCTGCTGGCCCGCTCCGTAGACGATGGCGAAGTTCATCGTCTTGCCGTCGGCCCGCATCTGCTTGGTGACCTCTTCGGGGCGGACGCGGTACATCGCTGCGGCGGTCTCGCGATGCGGGTCTGGGTCGTCCTGCTCGAAGATGCGGAGCATGGAGTCGTCTCCGACCTTGGCCATGTAGTGCCCGAGCACGCGAAGCTCCTGCGCCTTGAAGTCGGCGAAGATGAGCTGATGCCCGGGTCGCGCGATGAACGCCCCTCTCACCCCGCCCTTCTCGCGCGGGATCGTCTGGAGCGCGGGCTCTGTGATGCTCATGCGCCCAGTGCGTGCGCCCATCTGCTTGAAATTGCAGCTGATGATCGCGAGCTCGCCGATCATGCGATGTTGCTGAGCAAGGTGCTCGTAGTACGACCCGAGCATCTTGGTCGCGGAACGGTACTCCAGGACGCGCTTGGCGAACGGGTGGTCGAGGCCCTCGAGAACCCACTCTGGAAGCTTGACCCTGCCCGTGCGCGGGTTGACCCAGTCGCCCTTGATGCCGAACTGCTCCAGCGCCTTCGCGACATCGTCCGTCGAGCCGGGGTTCATGTCCCAGCCGAGCTGCTGAGTCATCTCCACCCTGATCTCTTCGATGGTCGGCGTCAGCTCAGCGATGCGCGTGTTGACGAAGTCGAGGTCGATGCGCATGCCTCTCTCCTCTGCCCAGAAGAGCACCCACATGACATCGAGCTCGGTCGCGTAGATCCGAGGCAGGTCTCGCTCCGCGAAAGGCTTGGACTGAGGAGCGGACGTCTTCTCCATCTCGTGCATGAACTCGGCGAAGAGCGCGAGCGTGAGGTAGGCGTCGCCCACTGCGTACGGCACCATGAGCCGAAGCGGGACCTCGTCGTAGCGGATCTCCCGCCCCTCGACCTTGGCCTGCGACTCGCGCCACCCATCGATCTGCGAGCGGTAGAAGTCGGCGGGAGTCCCGTCGGTGTCGTAGCTGATCCCGAGCGCCGTAGAGAGCTCCTTGAGGCCGTGGTGCCTCTTTTCGTTGAGGATCGGGCTCATGATCATCGTGTCGTGCACCTCGCGCTCCATCAGCTCGAGCCCGTGAGCGTCGAACATGCGCTTGAAGACGTGGAGGTCGTACTTCGCGTTGTGCATGACGATCGTCGGCGTGTCGTTGAAGATCTCGAAGACCATCTTCGCCGCGTCCTCGCGGATGCGATGGTTCCCCGGGTCGTCCACGTAGTGCGTCTTCTGGTAGACGGCGTCCTCGTTGCGGGTCACGACGTAGAACGTGCGGTCGCGGCCCCACGAGAGCGTCACCGCGAACGGGTCGGCGTCGGACTCGTACCAGCGCCATGTGGGAGACTCCGTGTCGAGCGCCACGACTGCGGGACGGTCTTCGCGCCACAGCTGCAGCACTGTATCAGCCGAGACGAGCTCTCGCGCGTCGAAGTCGTCGAACTGCTCGAGCAGGTTCACAGCACTTCCTCCCACGTGAAGCGCACAACTCCGCCCCGATCGAGCGCCTCGATCCCTCTGAGGCTCTCACGGTAGAGGTAGTGGTAGTAGACGTGCGTCACGCCTGCGTTGGCCAGTAGCGTCGCGCACAGCTCGCACGGGGATACCGTGAGGATCGCGACGCGATGCACGCCGGCGGTCGCCTTGGCGATCGCGTTCATTTCCGCGTGGACGCAGCCGCACGCGCCCTCGTCCTCGCGCAGGCACGTGTTGGGCCCGCCCTTGACGCCGCCGTTGTAGCCGACGACGAACTGGGTGAGGTCCACGCTGGCGAGGACAGCTCCGACCTGAAGCCGCTTGCAGCGCGACATCGCCGCGGTGAGGTCTGCGATGTCCATGAGGTAGCGGAGCTGACGCTTCTTCACGGAAGGTCCTCGCGGTGAAGGGGAGCCGTGCCGCGCAGCTTCGACACTCGCCCGATCGCGAGCATGCGCGTCTGCTCGAGCTCGTTCGCGACGATGTCTAGCTTGAGCTTTCCGTGCAGGTTGGGCCGAGCTTCGACGCCGAAATGGTGCTCGTACACGTGCGCCGATCCCGCGTTGTGGTAGTAGTGGCCCATCGGGATCTTGAGGTCCCTGGACAGCGCCTTCTGGACTGAGACGAACGACGGCACGTCGTAGCACAGACCCCAGACGAGGTCCCACGACCGCATGTTGACGATCATGTGCAGCTTCGCGTCTCGTACGAGGAACTGCCACGTCATCGTGCAGGGCATCTCGCCCTTCCACAGCGGCGACGTCGTGGCGTTGTAGAGGTCGTCTGCGTGGCCGACGTAGACGACGGCTCGTCGGCTTGAGCGATCGTTCCTGAGCTCGTTCCTCGCTGAGAAGATCTGCGTCTTGATGCGGGGCCCGTAAGCCGTCGCCGGCGCCATGAGCGTTCCCGCCTTCCGCGAGATGCTCTGGATGATGCCGCTGTCGTACACGCCGGCGAGCAGCATCGCGATCTCAGCGTCCATGAACTCGCGGCTGAAGCCGTCGCGATCGACGACGCAGTGCTTGGGCTCCGTCAGCACGAGGTTGTACGCGATCAGCTCGCGCGTCATGCCCACGCGACTCTCGACATCAGCGCCTTTCGCGAGCACCTCCTTCAGCAGATCCGGGTAGCGCATCGAGAGCCGATCTATCACTCGTAGGCTCACCAGCGATCATCCTCCTTCTTGATCTCGACGTCTTCGAACTTGGGGCGGTCGTCCAGGTGCCCGTACTGCTCGGGCCTGCGGACTTGGTGCATGAGAAACATCAGCTGAGCGGCCGCCATACTGAGGTGGGGCAGCCCGGACTCCTCGTCCACGTCGCGCCCTCGAGCCCACTCCAGCAGGTGCCTCATGATCGATGCGAAGCAGCGCATGTACGCGAAGCCGCCGAGCCAGTTCCACGGCGCGTACTTCTTGGCGCCGTACTCCGCTGCGATCGCGACGTCGTAGATGAACTCCGGGTCGACGAGGTCGACCTTCGGCTTTCCGTCGTCGAACTTGTGGCCGGGACCGATGTCTTCAGGCATCACAGCTCCTTGATGTAACTCATACGTTCACGGTTGTACTGCGCGTAGCTGACGCCCGTCTTGGCGTCCGGATGCCTGTGCACCGCGGCCAGAGCGTGTTTGACCGTAGTCACTCGGAACCCAGCCAAGATGACTCTGACCCAGTAGTCGAAGTCCATGATCAGGTGCAGGTCCTCCCTCAAGTCTCCAACCTCTTCGTACACCTTGCGCTTCAGGAAGACGGCGGGCTGATGTACGTGGTAGTGCTTGCTCATGAGGTCTGCGAGGCACGTGAACCTCGCACGATGTAGCTTCCACGACCCGTCCATCTGGATCGCGTAGCAGTTGCCTGCGATCACGTCGCTCTCCTCGAGCAAGACCTGCACGAGCCCGTACGTCTGCGGCATGTGCATGTCGTCGCTGTTGAGCCAGACCAAGATGTCGCCCGTCGCCATGCGCAGCCCTTTGTTGATCGCCTCAGACTGCCCGCTGTCCGGCTCGCTCACCCACTTCAGATGAGGGTACTCGGCCAGGATGCTCAGCGTCTCGTCTGTGCTGCCGCCGTCGATGACGATGTGCTCAGCTACCACGTCCTGGTCAAGCACCGACTCGATGTTCTTGCGGATGAAGCGGCCCTGGTTGAGGCTGGGCGTGACGACGCTGATCACAGCAGCGCCCCTCCCATCATGCGGTAGAACTCGAGATCGCTCTCGGGGACGTAGGTCGGCTTGCCGGCCATCATTGATGGGCCCGGCCGATGCTTGCGCCCGTGGCCGTCGTGCCTGATGATCATCCACTGCTCAGGCGTGACGTCGCGCTCCTGCTTGAACCCCATCTTTCGTGCGTCGCGGCAGAAGTTCTCTTCGTCGGCGTACGTGCGGTTCTCGTAGCGCACACCCGCGTCCCACACGTGCCGCTTGTACGCGAGCGAGCCTCCGAGGACCACGGTCCCGTTCGTGAGCCAGTGCGAGTCGGGACGAGGCACCCATGACGATCCTGTGTTGATGTAGAACGAGACGGCGTTGGGCATCCACGTGATGTCCACGTCGTCGTTGCCCTCGAGACGGGAGATCTGGTGCTCGATCCTCGTGGGAGCGTACCAGTCATCGTCATCCCAGTGGAGGATGTACTCGCCGATCGCAGCTGCGGCGCCCATGTTGCGCTTAGGCCCAGCAGGCATCTCTGCTGCGTACCCTCGCACGTAGCGGATGCGTGGCTTCCACGTCGGGATGTCGAGCGCCTCTTCGTAGACGGTGCGTGTCGGCTCGTCCCAGTCGTCGACGATGATGAGCTCGGAGTCAGCCTCCGTCTGTCGGAAGAAGTAGTCCACAGCCTTGCGGGTGAAGTCGAGCCTCCCGCAGACGGGCATGACGCATGAGACCTTCATAGCAGCGGCTCCTGGGTGAGTTGGGGTACTGGGTTGAAGCTGTCCGTCCTGCCGTTCGCGGAGACCGTCCCACGGATGGTGCTCAGGTTCCCAGACCTGATGCAGAAGACCTGCGGCAGGCTCTGCCATGCGGTGAACCGCGGCCCCCACAGCACGTTCCAGCACCAATCGTTATAGCGGTCCTCGAGCGCCATGACTTCGAGCAGGGCCTCCGCGAACCGAGGCGTGACCTCGTAGCAGTGCATGCAGAAGAACCCGTGCGACCCGTGCTGCGGCTTGTCGAGCGGCTTCCAGCGGTGCGGCTTTCCGGAGAGGAAGAGCGCGTCGTCCGTCGCGGCTGCGGCGAACTGCATGCCTCCCCACCCGACCATGTCGCCGCCAGGAGGCTCGACGATGTCCAGCAGCTCGAGGCGGGGCCTCGCGTCGTCCTCGCACAGGACGAACCGCTCGTGACCCGCTTCGAGCCCCGTCCGCAGCGCGAGCTGGAACGAGCGCGAGCACCCGAGCATCCCACGCGCGATGCGCCAAACCCGCTCCGTCCACTTGGTCGGCGCAGGCTTGCCGGCGTGTTCGGCGTGCCGCAGGCGAAACGCGACGACCTCTTCGTCCGGGAGCGTCCACCCCTCGATGCCCGCGATCCTGGTCGCGGACCCGAAGAGCGGAGCCATCTCCGTGAGGAACCCCGTGTGGCGCGAGACGTCCTTGTCGAGGTTGATGTAGTACATCGGGAGCTGGCTGAGGTGCTCTCGCGCGGTCACGCAGCCACACCAGCCTTTGAGAGGGCGAGCTCCATGAGCTCGTCGAACCGCGGGAAGAAGTAGCCCTCCAGCGTGTTGGTCTTCACGAGCGCCCGCTGCTTCTGGAGCTCGTCGCGGTACTCCTCGTCGCTGTACGTGAGGATCTTCTGTCCGAGCTCGACGGCCTCGCGCTCGGAGCGGACGATGTAGTCCTCGGGGACGTACTTCCCGATGCGGTGGATCTTGCCGTCCGCCATCTGCAGCGTGCCGTAGCAGACGGAGTCGAACGTGCGCTGCGTGATGAGGCCGATCTTGGGGTACGTGTTCTTGACGATGTTGACGGTGAAGAGGCCCTGTGCCAGCTTGCGCGGGACCTTGTTCGCCGGCACGCGCCCCATCCAGTTGACCATCGGCCACTTGGTCTGCTTGTCGAGCCCGTCAGGGCCGTCGAACTTGCCCCAGATCCACGTGGGCGTGCCGGCGGCGGCCTGCGGGAAGACGTACGCGGCGAACTCCGCGTCGCGAGCGTAGTCGTTGCCGCAGTAGACCTGCCCCGGGTACTCGCGCTCCGCGATCGGCGTGTAGGTCTCGAGGTGCTCCGTGTAGGGGAAGTCGATCAGCTCCGGGACTCCCCAGTTGTTGTCGACGTCGTACGGAGCGATGACCGTGATCAGCGGGTGCGGCCAGTCGAGCCCGCCGTGCATGAGGCTGCGAGCGGTGCCGGCGATCTGCCGATCGTGGTCCCAGAGCATGACCGGGATGCCGCGCATGAGGAACATGGCGATCTGGTACGTCTGCTCGAGAGCAGAGATCGGGTTGCTCCTCATGACGATGAACAGCGCTAGGTCGACGTCCGGCCCGGTGCCGAACGGCTTCTCCTTGAGCCACTTCTTGATGACGTCGGCCGTGTTGATGCGGTCGCCGACGCCCTCCTTGATGTACTCCTGCTCGAGCTCCTTGTGGATGTCCCAGATCGCCGTGTCCAGCATCGGGTCGCGATCGCGGACGAAGGCTCCGTACTCGGGGTACATGTCGCGCAGGCGACGCAGGTCGAAGTCCCGCTCCTCCGACGGCTCGATCCTGCGAGTCGACCCGCGCGTGATCTCGTGACCCGAGTCTGCAAGGTGGTGCAGCAGCGGCACCTTCCAGAGCTCGTTGCCGGTCATGTTCGGCTCGGTGTGCTTGAGCCCCGGGCTGAAGACCATGAAGACTTCGTCCTCTTCGGGGAGGTTCGCGATCGCTGAGCTCTGGTTGCAGAGCCCGCGGTCGTACCAGAACAGCTTCATTGCAGCCTCCTACGGCTTGGGAAAGAGCCAGACGCCTGGCTCGATGATCTTGTCGTCGACGGCCTTGCGGATGACCTCGATGGCGAAGTTCTGCTCGCCTCTGTCGATCTCGTCCCATGCCGCTTGGTGCTCAGGATCGAGCTCCGCGCCGATGTCGACCAGCTTGCGAGCGATCGCCTCGTAGTAACGAATATCGGCAGCCATCAGATCCGCACCGGTGCGATCATGAATCGGGTCTCGTCCGTCGCGTCTGGGCTGGACAGCACGACGGGTCGCAGCTCGTTGACGAACGTCATCGTGAGCTTCTTGCCGGAGAACAGCTTGAGCCCGCTCCGGAGCTGCTCGAGGTTGAAGCCGACCCGCAGGTCGCGAGAGTCCGTGGCTGAGACCTCCTCGCGAGCGTCGCCGTCCTGGTTCGTCAAGTCGAGCGCCAGCTGACCCTCGCCCAGCTTCATCGAGATGGTCTGCGACGGCCCGGACGAGATGACCGCGACGCTGTTGAGCGCGTCGATCAGCGAGTCTGCGTCGACGCCCACGTTGAACGAGCCGTCCGTGTCCAGGACGTTCTGGATCATGGTGGACAGGTCCGGGAACGCACCGTCGATCCGGCGAGCGCGGAAGAAGAAGTCGCTGTTGCGCCCGTAGACGGTGGAGTCGTTGAACATGAGCTGGGCCGCGCCGAAGTTGTTCAGCTGCCCGATGACCGAGCCCGGGATCGCGAGGTCGTCGAGATCGATGCCGTCGACCTTGGCGCAGAACATGCGGTGCGTGTCGGTCGACATCATCATCCCGTCCTTGAGCTGGACGTTCTGGAGCATCGGCCGCGAGGGGTCGTACCCGCAGAACTGAGACGCGACTGCGAACGCGTCCAGCGTCCTCTGGGTGAGGACGATGGCGTCGCTCCAGTCGAGCCTCGTGCCCGTGTCGATCCCGAGCGGTTCCTGCGACGAGAGCCCGAGCTTGAAGCGCGTCGTGCCCTTGCCTCCATACACGCTCACCTTGCCATCCCCGAACGTCAGCTTGAGCGTCGCGCCGGACGGCATCGCCTTGGTGACGTCGATCAGACGCCGCGGGACGAGGATGTCCATCTCCGGGCCCGAAAGCGAGAGGTACCGCGACGCCGCGACGTCGCCGTTGCTGGCCGAGAACATCGCGCTGTCGGCTGTGACGGTCAGCCGGAGCCAGCGGTACTGGTCGACGTGATGCGACTTCGCTGCGTACCCTCCGACGGACAGGAGAGCGTTGAGCAGCTCGTCGCGGTCGACCGAGACCTCTGTCTTGGTCGCTACTGTGGACATGCAGCCTCCTTGAAGTTGTGGATATTTTGATTATACATCTTAGAAGAGCCTTCCGACAGGGACCGGGATCGGCGTCCCTGCGAGCACGTGCGAGAACATCTTGGCGAACCACTCGGTGACCGGCGGACACACGCCCGCTGACATCTGCCCGTAGTCCCACGAGTTGGGGAACTCGAACCAGTCTGGGAAGCCCATCAGCCGAGCCGCCTCGCGCACGCTGATCAGCCGAGGCTCGAGCGGGTGCATCTTGTTCTGCATGGCCGTGACGGTGGACGCGTGCTTGTCCTCTCGAAGCCGCCTGATCTCAGCGGCGTTGAAGATCCTGCCCGCGTCGAGCCGCTCGCGCTCCTTGTCGGTGAGGAGCTCGCGCTCCATCTCCATCCATGCTCCGCCTTGAGGGATGTCGCTGTGATGCGGCGCTGTCCACATAGCGTAGTGGTTGACGAAGCCTTTGACCGTGCCCGCCCTGTCGCGAGTGAGGCGCATTAGCTCCTGGTACTCGCTCTGTGGAGGGACCTCGTGCTTCATCCACGAGCCGTCATCGTTGGGCGTGACCTCGTAGAGGTCTGAGATCGCGTCCTTGACCGTCGCCGGCGGGCGGTACTCGTGGCTGGGCCAGAGGTACTGCCGCCTGCTCCAGACGAACATCACTCGTGGCCGACGCTGGGAGACTCCGAAGTCTCCAGCTGCGTGTCGATGGATCGAGAGGTGGTAGCCGTGATGCTTCGCGATCTCGTCCGCAGCTGCGAGGTGCTCGCGACCCATCGAGAGCATGCGCGGGATGTTCTCGAAGGCGATGATCTCGGGCTCGAGCTTCACCGCCCACTCGACGGCCTGCGGGAAGAGCTTGTTCTTCCAGTGGTCGGGAGACGCCGCCTTGTTCGCGCCTGTCAAGCCCTGGCACGGCGGGTTGCCGTAGACGATCGGGATCTCTCCCGTGTACTCCTCGACGACAGCGTCCCACTCCTCCATGTCGGTGGTGTGCCACGCGTCGGGGAAGTTGCGCCTGGTCGGAGCTCCGTAGTTCGGGTTGTTCTCGAGGTAGGCGACCGTCTCGACGCCGGCGTTCTCGAAGCCGACGGCCATGCCTCCCGTGCCCATCATGATGCTCAGAGCCTTCACGTCAGTCATCGGTCTCTGCTTCCTCCTGGCCGACTTCTGCGACCACTGAGAGCACGTGCCACAGCGGCGCCTCATTGCGGAGCATCTTGCGGACGGCTTCGCGCAAGTTCTCCTCCAGCTGATCTTCGAAGTCCATCAATATCCCTCGCCCTGTCGTCGGTGGTTCTCGAGCTGCTTGGTGAAGAAGATGTCCATGAACTCCGACCACGTCATGCCCAGCGCGAGCGCTTCGTTGAGCATGAAGTGGAAGCGGTCGATCAGCTCGAACTTGAGCTCGAGCCGCGTGTCTTCGTCCACCGGCTTGTCGAGGTAGACCTCGTACGTCTTCCATGACTTCCACGGCAGCCAGTCGAGCATCTCGATCTTCTCTGCGGCGTCCGCCTCGTGGTTGAAGCGGATGCGCTGCAGCAGCTGTTCGTACGTGACGGCGGTCGCGTGATGCGGCACCGGTGCTCTGCCTTCGTTGACACCGCGGGCCCAGATCTTGCGCTGGAGCTCGCGCTGAGACTCGAGGGGATCGAACTCAGCGGGAGCTTGGAACAGCTCAAGGTCCTTCATCTCCTGTCTTTCCATGTCACCTCCTAGAACGGGATGTCGTCGTCATCCGCCACAGCCGCTGCGACAGGTGCCGCAGCAGGAGCGGACCCGTTGGCCTGGCCGAACGAGATGTGGCCGACCTCGCGCATACGCTTGAGCACGTCGATGAAGACCGGAGTCTTGCGGAACGCGCTCTCCCGCGACTTCTCGATCATGCGCAGCTTGCTCAGCGGCCTGATGATCTCGCTCTTGACCTCCTTCACCTCGAGATCGAACTGGTTCTTGAAGTCGTCCACCCTGAGGGCCGGGTAGAGCAGCCAGAGCTCGGCCCACTCGGGGTTCTGCTTGACCCACTCCTCGGCGTCGAGGATCGCGGAGTCAGGCACATGCGACCTCGCCAGCACTGCCTGGCTGAAGCCGGAGTAGTCGAGCGAGCGCTTTTCGTACAGCTGGTCGAGGTGCCCCGCCACGAACTCGACGTGCTCCGGCTTGACGATGACGTTGACGCCGTCCTCTGTGCTGAAGACTCTGATCGCTGCGGCGACCGCCAGCTTGGCGAGCTTGATGCGGTGGTTGCCTCCTTCGACGAGCGGGATGCCGCCCTCCGATGCGTAGCGGGAGCTCTGTTCGGTAGCGAGCTCGAGCACCTTCTTGACCGCGGGCTCGGTGAAGACGATGTTCTCCGACTTGCGACTCCAGGCCCAGAGGATCAGCAAGCGGCACATGTCGCTCGTGTACTCGTGTGGCACGTGCTCGTGTGTGAACGCGTTGATGAGGTCGATCGAGACCTCGTTCGTCGCCGCGCTGATGGCGAAGTCGAAGCGAGCGATGTCCTCCGGCCGGCCGATCACCTCCCTGATCACCTCGACCCCGTGCGAGTACTCGCTCATGGCTCTCGGGTTCCGAGGGTTGGTGATCCAGATCAGCCGCGTGCGGGCCATCGTCCTCTGGATGCCCGCGATCTTGATCATCTCAGCGATGCCGTTCGAGCGGATGCCGGACATGGCTCCGATCGAGTCGACCGACAGGCCCGAGGCCTCGTCGATCACGAGCAGCCGCCGATCGTTGAGCGGGATCGAGCCCCACATGATCGACCAACGTCCGCCAGCTTCCTGACGCAGGCCGCCGATCAGTCCGGCAAAGCTCGTGTTCTCGGCCACGCTCATGGAGCCGAGGCGGTAGTGCTTCACGAGCGCCGCGATCGTCTCTGACTTCCCCGTCCTCGTATCGCCGAGGATGATGATGTCGCCCCAGGCCTTCGCGACAGGCTTGTCCATGAAGTCGAAGGCGATCACCGAGTGGTAGCAGAGATCGGCCGAGACGATCAGGTCCTCGCGGCCGTAGATCCGCGTCACGTTGATCGTCAGGTCGTGGGCGATCTCCTCGAACTTGGCGCGCACTCCCTCGATGCCGGGCTTGTTGACCTGGAACTTCTTGAGCCGGTCGATCTTGACGTCGTCCAGCTCGAAGCCGTCGATCGAGTCCTGTGCCGGGTCGACCTGCTCGACGAAGTGGACAACGTGCTGGCTCTTGGGATGGGGCACAGACGTGCCGCGCATGACGTAGCTCTTGTTGGCCATGATCCCGTGCTCCATGACGTACGCCGTGCGGCTCACGTGCTCACGTTCGAGCTGCGAGCTGAAGTCGAGCTCCGGGATCAGCGTGACCTCTTCCACGTTGTGGTAGTCGTCGGACGTCACCTCGACCGCTCGACAGCGCGTGTTGATGCCTCGCTTGCGTCGGATGACGTTCTGCTGCACGTCCTCAGGCACCTTGACGAGCTTGATGATGTCGGGGTCGTCGTCGTGGATGTCGACGACCTGCAGCCCGTTGTTGTTGGCGTTCGAGCAGCCGTTGCACATGTTGCCTTGGTCCATGTAGCAGTCGAAGGTCATCGTCCTCGGCACCGCATACGGCGCGAGGTCCTTGCCGGCCACCATGACCTTGAGCTCGAGCCTCTTGTAGAGGTAACGGTCCTCTGACGCCTCTGCGAGGTGCGGCTTGTAGAGCGTCTCGTCCTTGACCCCGACCGGCTTGTGCACCTTGGTCTGCGGCGTGAAGTAGTCAGTCTCGTCGATCAGCCGCTTGAGGTCGTCCCACCCCTTGCCTCCGACGACGAAGTAGTCGGTGACGTCTGCGTTCTTGGGTTGGATGATGTCGAGCGTGATCACCTTGACGCGCGTCGCGTGGTCGATCAGCTCAGTCGCCACCTTCTGCGCAGCCTCGATCCCAGCGGGATCGCGGTCGTAGATGATGATGACGTCCTTCTCAGCGAAGCGCTCGTTCCAGGCGGACTTCCACGTGCCTGCTCCACCCGTGCCGGTGATCGCTGCCCAGCCCTCGACGCGGTTGTCGCGAAGGACCTGGTTCATGATGACGCAGTCCTTCTCGCCCTCGCAGAGCACGAGCGTGTCCGCGTCCAGAGACGTGAAAGGCCACAGCCTAACTTGGCCGTGGCCTCTCTTCCAGGAGATGACCTTGTTCTCGCCGGACGCCTTCGGGTCGTACAGCCTGAAGTTGACGAGCTGCCCCATCTCGTTGCGGATGGGGTAGACGTAGCGCTGGGTCTTCTCGTCCCAGCCGATCTCGAACTCGCGCATCGCCTCGTCCGACCAGCCAAAGTCGGTGATCGCAGTCGAGCGCGCCTCGGGATTGTGGGCGAGGTTCTTCTGATAGACCTTCGAGATCGACTCGTCGATGATCTTGTCGGGCTCGTCCGCCTTGGTCTTCGGCTGAGCCTTCCCCATGTCGATCCCAGCTTCAGCGATGAACTTCTTAGCCTCAGCTGACGAGCATCCCTTGATGTGCTTCACGGCCGTGAGCAGGTTCCCGCCCTGCCCAGACGAATGGCAGACCCACAACCCCGTGTCGAGGTTGAGCGAGCACGAGTTATGCTCATCCTCGTGATGGAAGCACTTGATCGAGACATCGCCGTGCGAGCCCGGAGGGATCCGGTCTCCCAGCAGCGATCTCAGTAGTTCATTGATAGACACAGACGACCCCCGTCTCCGAGCAAGGAGACGTAGGGGCCGCCTTTCGGCGGCCCCTCATGTCTCAGAACGGGATGTCGCTGTCGCCGGTGGCCGAGGAGCTCTCGGACGCGGGATCGGAGTCGTCGACCGTGATGCGCTGGCCGGCGTCCCTCGCCTCCTTGAGCTGGGCAGCAGCGCGTGCCGCTCCCACCATCTCGTCCATCGTGGCCGGCCGACCCTTCTTGATCTCCCAGATCTGGAAGGCCTGGCCCGCCTTGTTGACGTCGTCCTTGGACGTCAGCTCGATGATGTTCGACCACGGGTACTTCATGTTGAGGATCAGCGCGTTGAGCCGCTTCGCGACCTTGACGCTGGTGCGCTTCATGAGGACGCCGGCGGGCAGCTGCCCGTCGATGCCTCCCTCGTCGCCGATGATGTAGCCCAGGTAGTTGTACTGCTCCTGGCAGCCCGCGCCGAAGACGGCCTTCGGGCACGCGCGGCAGGAACCGCCACCGTGAGGGCCCTTCTGGGTGAGGAGCTGGCCGTACGGCACGCCGCCGTCGCGCTCGACCTCCTCTTCGGTGGGCGTGCCCCAGCCGTCAAGGGCGTTGTCGGACGAGCACACCGGAGGACCACCGAGGTCCTCGCGATCGCCCCAGTACGTCCTCGTCTTGAAGGTCGTGATGATGAGGAACTGCACCGTCTTGAACGCCTCGCCTGACAACGTGTGGTAGATCTCACCCTTGCGGGCGTCTCCCACGTCGGACGACGTTGCCTGGACGAGCTTGAGCGCGGGGAGGGTGATGTCCTCCCGCATGTCGATGCCCGACTTGGCATCGCGAGACAGCTCGTCCATGTAGGCCTGCTGCTCGGCTGTCAGCTCGAGCTCGGCTCCTTCCGGTACGGCGACTTCCTTGCCGGTCATCAGTCCTCGACCTCCCTTTCCATCCCCTCGGGGGCTACCCGCGACGGCGTGTACGTGATCGTGTTGGACGTGAGCAGCTCGATCCCGGCGGGCAGGTCCTTGCCGGCGTTCTCGCGCTCGCGCGTGAGCTTGTTGATCTCAGCCTTGCGGAACTCGATCTTGGTCATCGCTCCTCGAAGGCCAAGATCGTCCAGCTCACGCATCAGCGACTCCGGGTCCTTGATGAGAGCGATCTGACGAGTGCCGCGAGTGATGCGGCCGAGCGTGTGGTGCACCGTCTTCAGATCCTCGGACTCCAGGAACGTCCAAAGCGCTTGCTCCTGTTCTCTCCATGTCCGTTTCGCTTCATCTGCCTCAGCCTGGAGATGCTCGTACCTGCGTCTCTTGGAGACGTAGTTTCTGATCTCGTTGTCGAGGCTCGGCGAAACGGCGCTATGCTGCTGTTGCAAGCCGATTCTCCTCTTCTGCGTCGAGCGCCTTCTCAAGGCGATCGATGGTTGTCAGCGTTGGGATGTCTCCCTCGATCACGCGACGGATCGTGCGATAGCTCACCTCCTGGTCGATGTCGCGAGTGTGCTGGGCCCAGCGCGCGGCACTGATCTTCAGCGCGATGAACCGGCGCATCAGCGCTTCGGTTCGCTCGACGCGCGAGCGCAAGTCTTGGGTCACGGTACGCAGCCTTTCCTTCGAGTTGTACTAGTGTATTGTAACATTTTGCGGAGGAAGAAGATACCTAGCAGCCCGAGTTTTATTCGAGCCGCTCTCGTGTAGTTTACTTTAGTTCACAGGCCACACGTAGGGCAGATCGTCGGGCACGTCCGGCCAGAACTGACGGTAGTGGTCGGGCATCTTGCGCAGCAGGTTGCTCTTGTGGCTCAGGTGGAACGCGGGATCGCCCATCCACGGCGGCATCGGGTCCATGAGGCGATCGACGTCGAACACGAGCTCGTAGGCACAGATCTTCTCGTCGCACGTGTCCTTGTAGCCGCGCTCTTTCCACTCCTGGCAGATCTCGTGGCCGTAGTCGATCAGCTTGCCCTCGTACCCGCGCCACATCTTCGCGGCTGGGTGGTTGACCCAGCCCTTACCTGTGTCGAAGGCCTTCAGCAGCTGAAGAACCTCGACTCGCTGCTTGCCGAGACGCTGGCGGTCGAGACAGCGCGACGTCTGCACGAAGTCGTCGTACGGGAGGAACGTCTGCATGATCACCTCGCTTTCGAGATAATGGTTACGGGAATATACCCGACTGAGTTATGCCTCGTCGGGCTCGTTCGCGTCGTTCGTGCTGAGCGGCACCTCCGACTCGTCTCGCTTACCCAACACCGCCTCGATGATGTCCCTCTTGGTCTTCAGCTTTGGCAAGATGCCGCTGAAGTCGATGGTGTCGTCGGCGACGATCGCGTAGACGAACGTGGTGCGCGTCTGGCCGCGGCGGTAGACGCGGGCCCAGGCCTGATCGTTGTCGGCCGGAGTCCAGAGCAGGTCGAGGAAGAAGAAGTAGCGCGCTCCCACGAGCGTGAGCCCCTCGCCTCCAGTCTGCGTGGTCGCGATGAAGAGCCGCCACTTGGGGTCGGTGTTGAACGCGACGCAGGCATCGTCTCTGGTGGCGAACTTCTTGTAGCCGTCAGAGGGGTCCCACGATCCGACGCCTTGCCCAGTCAGGACGATGTGCGGCTCGCCCGCCTGCTTGAGGCGCTCATGCAGCTCCATCGTGAGCGTGCGGAACTGAGACATGACGACGATCTTCTCGCCCTCGGCCTCCTCCATCTTCTCGAACAGGAGGTCCAGCTTGGCGGAGTCCTTGTGCTCGTCGCTGAAGATGCCCAGCGAGCCCGCGATCTGCTTGAGCCTCAGGAACTGCGTCATCCAGTTGGGCGCCTTGATGATGTCGCCCACGTCGCTGTCGGTGCGCTCGATCTCGGCGACGAGCTCCTCCTGCATCTGCGTGTACGCCTTGCGCTGCCGGTCTCCGAGCGTGACGCGCAGCAGCTTCGGACCGACGAGCGTCGGCCGATCGTGCCAAGCCTCGTCGATCGTGCGGCCCATCTGGATCGTGGTCAGGACCTCGCGCAGCTCGTCCTCGTTCTTGGTGCCGACGATCTGCTTGTGGCCCCAGAAGTCTTCCTGGAGCATGACGTACTGGTCCATGAACTTCCAGTAGCTCGAGAACCGCGCGCGGTCGAGCCAGTGCAGCTGTGACCAGAGCTCGGGCACGTGGTTCTTGATCGGCGTGCCCGACAGCAGGAACTTCACCTTGGAGTCGAGCTTGTGCATCGCCTTCGACTGCTTCGCGTCCTTGTTCTTCATGCGATGCGACTCGTCACCGACGATGGCACCGAACGGCTTGGCCAGGAGCGCAGCCTCGCGCCTCCAGAGCTTCTCCCAGTTGATGATGAACCAGCCCTCGTCGGCCTCGAGCTCACGCCCGCTGTTGACGACCGCGACAGGCAGCGTCTCGGGGTACCACGTCGCGATCTCCCGCATCCACGTGTACCGCATCGAGTTGGGGCAGACGATCAGGAAGCGCCGATTCTCGAGCTCGCCTCTCAGATCGAGCTCACGGATGGACGCGATCGTCTCGATCGTCTTGCCCAAGCCCATCTGGTCGCTGTTGAGGCAGCGCTTGGCCTCGGTCATGAAGGCGACCATCGTCTTCTGGTAGGGGTAGAGCTTGAGTGAGTGCTCGTACAGCAGCTGGTCGAGCTCGCCTGATCGCGCCAGCTTGATGCGGTCGGCGCGCTTCTTGGCCGCGTCGTACCAGTCGGACAGGCTCGGGTCGATCGTCAGGTCGTCGAACATGCGCACGAGGTAGTCCACCGTGAGCGTGTCGAGCGGGAACTTCCACTCGCGCTTCCCCTTGTCCCACTCGTAGCCGGGGATCTGCTTCACGCGGTCGATGACCCCGCGGTCGTACGGGAACCCGACTCTGATCGCGTTGCGCACCCTGCGCGCTTCAACCGGCATTGTACTCCTTCCCAGTACCGCCGACCAGCGACATGGGGTCGACGCCTTCGAGCAGGTCTCCAGACTGCGGCTCGTTGACGATGTCCGACGCGCTGAAGTACGTCCCTCGCAGCCCGATCATGCTCAGGCCGCCCTGAGCGACCATCTCGCGGCAGAACGCGCAGAGCGTGATGAGGTTCTCGCCGGACGGGGCATCTCTGTTGATCTGCGTGACCATGACGCCATCCTCGGAGCGGTAGCGCACCTTCCAGCGTCCGCGCTTCTTGTTGAAGCTGCTCTCGTGCGACGGCGAGTGGCATCCCCGACATCGCCGCTGATCCCGTTCCCAGATCTCGCGCCTCAGGCCCTCGTCGATGTCCGCCGTGGCCGGAGGAGGCGGGATGCTCTCGTGGACGCGCTCGGGCGGCACGGCGCCCGCTTTCAAGGTCTCGCGAAGAGCCTTGCCCTCCTTGCGCGAACGCGAGATCTTGGCCTTGGTCTCGTCGCTGACCTTGTACCCGACTGGACGGCCTGGGCCTCGCGGGCGCTTGGCGATCTCAGCTTCGAGCGAGTCCACCATCTCGTCGACGACGTCTTTGGGATGCTGCCTGCGCGCCTTCGGGTTGTTCTTCCACCAGTTGAGCTGGTTGCGCAGCTCGGTGATCGTCTTGTGCTCGTGGCCAGTCGTCATAGCAGCTTCCCAGCCGTGAGCCGGACGACTTTCTTCACGGGACGCGTCTCGGAGATCGACGCCCTGCAGACGCCGCAGATGACCCCGGTGACCTGGCTTGAGTGGTGGTGGCACTCGATCAGAGACGTCCCGTTCGGGTAGTCCTTGATGACGACGATCCCAGGCGTGGACGCCGGGAGATCTTCGATGTTGTCGTTAGCCATTCACCCTCCCAGTATGCGGTAGACGACGAAAGCGAGCATAAGAAAAGCCGCGGCGATGAACGCCGCGGTCGCGCGAGTCCCCATCGGGGTGTTATAGCGCCTGTAGGGCTTCTTCGATGGCATCGAAGTTCCTCTTCCAGGTACGGTATGGGCTGTGCTCGATGGCCCAACGCGTCGCCTCCCAGGCGAGCCCAGTGCGCATCGACGTGAAGTCTCTGCGCAGCAGCCATTCGAGCTGAACCTCCAGCTGAGCCTCGTTCGCGTAGAACCGTGCCCAGCTGTTGATCTGGCCGTTGTCGATGCAATGGTAATCCGTGACCAGCGTGCAGCCGGCAGCCGCCGCTTCGTAGACGCGGCAGTTCAGTGTCGTGCCGAGGGACCAGTTGAAGCAGACCTTGGACCTGAGCAGCTCCCCTTCGAGCAGGTCCCATGGCATCATCGCGTTCGTCAGCGACCAGCCGTTCCTGGCGCAGATCTGCTCGAGCTGCTCGAGCATGTACGGCCTCAGCGGTACCGAGTTGCTCTGCTTGTGGCCGACGAAGCAGACGTCGATCTCGCGCTCTTCGTGGCTCGGCCACTCGCGCACGAGGTCGTCACCGGTCAGAGGATCGCCTCTGTCGATCATGCGCCCGTAGGTGAGCAGGTTCGGCGTCGCGATGATCGGGCCGTTGAAGCCCGGAGCGAGCGCCACTTTGCCCGCACGGCAGGTCAGCACCGCGTCGAACATGGGCAGAGACCGCTGCACGCCGGCGTGCTCGAAGCGCGAGTACCAGCCTGCAGACCAGTCGCCGAAGATCCCGACCTTGGGCGCGTCGAGCGCCGTGGCCAGGGCCAGCGGCTTGGTCAGAGCCTCGACGGTACGCCACATCGGGTCCCAGATGACGACCGCGTCGATGTTCGAGACGCTGTCCCACCAGTTGGGCGTCTCGAGCGTCGCGAGCGAGAAGCACGTCACGTCGTGCTTGCCGATCTCGCGCTCCTTGAGGAGCTCCGCCGGATGGGGGTGGAAGGGGTGCCCGAGGCTTTCCACGGGACCGAAGAGGATCCTCACGCCTTGAGCGCCTTCGCAAGCTCGGGGAACATCTCCGCGAAGTCGCCCTTGTCGTAGCCGAGCCGCTGCAGAGCTTTCGCGACGTCGGCCGGAGCACCTTCGATGTTGAACGTCGGGTTGCCGCCGCCCGGACCGCGCTCCTTCACGAGCTTGAAGCGGACGCGCTTGAAGCGCGCGTTGAGGCCCTCCTCCAGCTTGTACGGGTTGCTGATGCGCTCGTTCATGATGTCGACGTCCTCGACGACGACAGCCGGCTTCCCGTTGCCGCGCTTGTTGGCCTTGGCGTCTTGGACGAGCGTGTCGAACGTAGTGCGGTCCCACTCGCCCATGTCGAGCTTGCCGATCATGACGCGGCCGATGTCGTCGTCGATAGCGGCTGGGGTGTCGGTCTCCTCGAAGCGAGCGTCCTTCATGGTCGCGATGGCCACAGCGATCACGTCCTCGCTCACGCCGTTGTCCTCGGCGAGGCCGGCGTAGTCGATCTGCGAGTAGAGGTCAGCGCTATCCGGGTCCTTCATGCGGGGCTTGATCAGCCGATCGAACTCGGACATCGAAGCTTCCTTCTCGCGATCGGCGTAGTGCTTGCGCTCGGGGCTGCCGCTGGGCCTCCGGCCGCCGCTCGCGTCCTCGATGAGCGCGTCGAACGTAGCGCGGTCCCACTCGCCCATGTCGAGCTTGGTCCGTCGACCGGAACCGCCGAGCGTGACGTGGCCGATATCCTCGTCTCGCGTGGCGCCCTTCTCGGTCGTGTTGAAGTCGGCTCCGGTCATGGACGCGACCGCGCGGACGATCTCGTCCTCGCTCACGCCGTTGTCCTCGGCGAGCCCCGCGTAGTCGATCTGCGAGTAGAAGTCCGCGCTCTGAGGGTCCTTCATGCGCGGCTTGATCAGCCGATCGAACTCGGACAGCTTGGGGTTCGCGTTCGCCCGGGCTTCCTTCTCGCGATCGGCGCGGATCTGCCGATTGCGCGCCATCTCATCGGCCGCGCTCTGCTCTGTTGAACCAAGCGCGCGAACTTTCGCGACCTCATCGGCGTTGAAGCCGGTCTTCTCCATCTTGTCAGCAGCCTTCTTGACCGCTGCATCGGAGAACTTCTCTCGACCGCTGTTGAGCCATGCGGCTGCATGTTTGTCGGGCCAGCCAGCATTGATGGCGTCTGCGTCTGTGGAACGCCCGTCCATGCGAACGAGGAACGCCTGCCATGTGTCGTCCTTGTGAAGCGGGATCGGTCGTCCGAGGTTCCCGCCGCTGCCGACCTTGAAGGCGGTGACTGTGCCGAGATGGCGTCGCACCTCGTACGTCGTGCTCCCGTCCTTGAAACGGAAGCTGCCGCTGATCGAGTTCTTCACCAGATCGAAGAGGTCCGCGACCTCGCGGAACTTGCCGCCCTTGCCAGCCGGCGTGCCCTTGGGCCAGCGCGGGTGCTTGCTCTCGTCGAAGTCCGCCACCGAGAGCGCGAGCTCTGCGGGCGCCGGGTTGTCGCGGATCCAGGCGTCGGCCAAGACCTCGCTGGTGAAGATCGCCTTGACGTCTTCGCCGAGCATCACGAGCACCGTGCCGCCGTCTCTGACCTTCTCGTAGCTCATTGCTCACCTCCTCCTCACTTCTTGTTGGACCCGGGGCGCTTGAAGCCGTCGCGACCCTTGAACCGTGCGTCCCACGCCAGCGCGCGGGCGAGCCTCTTCTCGAGCCGCCTCTGGCTCTTCTTGCGCATCCTCAGCTCCCGTTGTCGATTTTGACCGTGACCGTGTGGCTGATCTCAGGGAACCCCTTCATCAGCTCGCCCATGTAGTCGGGCAGCCGATCCAGGACGTAGTCCATGAGCTCCGTGAACTCGGTCGCAGCCTCGTCCGGGAGCATCCCCTCGTTGAGGGGCTTGTGCGTGAAGGTCAGCTCGACTCGCATCTCTCTCATGTGAAGTACGTCCTCTCGACCATGACGAGCTCCGGGCTGATGGCCTTGTCGGCGTCGCGCCTCCAGACGATCGAGACGCACTCTGCTCCGCAGCGTGCGCAGTACTGGTCGTGGAGGTGCTTGTAGCCCAGACAGAAGGGGCAGCGCAAGTAGTGCTGCGACGGAGGAGCGGTCTGCTCGACGATCATGAGTCGCTCCATCATCTCAGTCCTCGTCCCAGACGCACTCGGTCGCGAGCTTGTCGTCGCGGAAGCCCTTGAACTGCGGATGGCGGAAGCCTGGGTTCTGGATGCCGCGGTGCTCGATGACCATGACCTTGCCGATCATGGCCTCGCGCTCGTCGACGCCGTTGGCGATGTCCAGCGTGCCGAAGCGGACGCTGTCGTCGAACCCGGAGCACTGGCCGCGGTACGTCAGGACGCCGTCGCGGTACTGGCCGTACTGGATGGCCCCGATGGTGTCCGTCATGCGCCGCGCGCCGGTGCCCTCGCGGCCGTCCGTGAAGCCCATGACGACGACGTCCGCGTCGAACCGAGCCTTGAACTTGTACCAGTTGTCGGTCGGGCGACCGCCGGAGACGTACGGGCGATCGACCCGCTTGACGATGCAGCCCTCTCCGCCGGCCTCGAGCCAGCTGTCGAGCTGGCCCTGGAACACGGGGCCGACGACAGAGGGGAGCACCGTCGCGCTCTCGCTCTTCCAGGACTTGATCTCCTCGGCCGTGTTGGTCGGGAAAAGGTAGTCGTCGATCAGAGCGCGGCGAGCGCGCCACGGCCAGTCGCGCACGTCCTCGCCGTTCCAGAACAGCACGTCGAAGACGACGTAGACGAGGTTCTGCTCCTGGACCTGGAGCCTGCGGGCGCGGTCGGGGAGCGACTTCATGACGCTGGCGACGAATGCGAAGTCGTCGTCGCGCGTCGAGAGCTCCCCGTCGAGGACGGTGTAGCCTCGGACCCCCGCGTCTGCGAGACGCAGGCGCAGGTCCATGTGCATCACCGGCAGCCGGTCGCGGATCTGCTGCGGCTTGCGAGCTCGGGAGTAGCCCTCGAGCTCGTGGCCGTCAGCGACGGTGAGGAGACGGAAGCCGTCGAGCTTCTTCTCCATGACGTAGCGGTCGTCCGGCTCGAAGCCGGCGATCGAGAACACGGGGCGGCACTGCATGGTGCCGGGGACTTCACGCTGAGTCTTGAGCAACTCTGCCTCCTCGGGCGAGGTTTATGTACACAAGATAATTGTATACTAATGCCCGAGGCATGTACACCGCATCACGGGGTCGGGACCACCGCCGCCGCGCCGCCGACCGACCCTCCGGAGACCGAGCCCGACTCGTAGTCGTCGCTGAAGGCGATCGCGCCTCCGTCGCACACCCAGTTGTCGTACGACACCTTCAGATCGTCCATGTACCAGTGCAGCGGCACCGACGGGAAGCCTGCGTTGCCCATCCGGATGAAGTCCCACGTGGTCGAGCCCGAGAAGGTGTCGTTGAACGACTCCTCGGACGTCTCCTCCGGCGCCACGAGCGCGCCGCTGTTCACGCGGAAGCCGAACTGCAGCGTCTTGACTGGAGGGCTTGTAGAGTCGACGATAGCCATGTGCGCGTCGATGGTCACCCAGGTGTCTGCGGGGATGTCGCCCCAGGCCGGATAGCTCGACCACCAGTCCCACAGCTTGTCGGTGCTGTCGTCGGCGAAGATGCTCGAGCGGATGCCGGTCGACGAGGCGAACGCGATGATGTCGGGTTGCCACGTGAAGATCTCGGTGTACGAATCGGCCGGGAACATGACCCTGAACTGCACCCAGAACTCGGGCTCCGCGACCGAGAGGTTGTACTCCACGAACGACCGCACGTCCGGGTCGAACGACAGCTCGAGGACTTTGGTGCCTCCGCCGCCTCCGCCGCCTCCGCCGCCGGGGTCTACGGGGTCTCCATCCGAGAAGCCCGACGTCGGCGTGAAGCGCTCGCCTGAGAAGTAGAGCTCGGTCATCGGTCAGGCCCTGTCGAACGAGACGTCGCTGAACAGGAGCGCGCCGACCGGAGTGGCGACGCTGCCGACTCCCTCGCCGCGGTCGAACACCGTCGAGAAGTAGAGGTCATCGATGCAGCACAGGCCCTTCTCCACGTCCAGGGTCAGCGTGGCGGTCGGAGAGGCGACGCCGTTCTGGTCGACGGTGTACGCCTCGATGCGCACCTGTCGGTTGACGTCGAGCTTGTCGGTCGAGCAGGCGTTGTAGATCAGCGTGTTGGACTTGACTCGCGGCTCGGTGATGTGCGGCGTCATCCAGTGGACGTCGAGCTGCTCCTGCCGGTTGAACGTCTTGCGGTACTTGCCGCCGATCGTCCACTCCGTGATCGAGAGCCCCTGATCGGTGAACGTCCCGTCGAGGCCGGGGACGTCCGGGTCGTAGGCCGGGACGACGCGCCACCAGATGGTCTCACCGTCGTTGTACGGCTGGAACCAGATCTGCCACCAGACCTTGTTGTACATCTGCGGGTCGTGGCCGCGGTTCGTCCAGATCGGCCCGTCGCACGAGTCCAGCGTCGTGGTGTAGTTGTCGAGGGTGTCGAGCGTCGTCCGCGTCTCGAACGTCGGAGCGGGCATCGTGAACACCGGCAGCGTCATCTCTGGAGCCGCCTCAGCGAGCAGCACCTCGAGCCGAGAAGCGAGCCACGCGTTGCCGTTCTGACCGTCCCAGCCGTTGTGGAAGCCCCATCTCGCGACCAGGTCGTTCAGCAGCGTCGGTGTCCACGCCTCGCGTGACGGAGCCGTAGCGGGCATGTCGGTCTGCATCGAGCCGGGGCCGTGCACGGTGAAGGTGTGGAACCCAGCCGATTGCACGATCTCCTCGCCGCCGACGATGTACTTCTGGTCGAACTCAGCGTTGCCTCCGTAGCCTCCAGTTGTCCAGGGTTGGAAGTCTGGAGACGCGTCCTCGATGAGGCCGCCGTCGCTCTTGAGAGTGCGCATCGCTCGATAGGCGTTGAACGCCGTCACCTTCAACACCGTCTCGTCGTTGGCCACGTCCTGATAGCCGATCTGCGCGTACGCTCCAGCGTCCATCGTCGCGTTGCCGACGAAGTCGCTCGAACCCGACGTCACTGGAGGATTCTCGTCCAACAGCTGATGGATAGCGGTCGACGGGTCCATGCTCGTCCACGTGTTGCCGTTGTCCGTGGTCGTGAACCAGCCCTCGGGGAGCGGCCCCAGGTTGGGGTTGTCGTTGGGCGGGTCCCAGGGTGGCGTCGTGTTGTGCGTCCCGGACGCGTTCGGCAGGAGCTCCACAGCCTTGACCGGGCCGATGGGCCCCTTCAAGCCGTAGACGTGCGTGCCGATGTAGCCGGACGTCCCCGTGCTGCCGATGGCCACGTAGGGCGTCTGCAGGCTCGTGAACTGACGGCAGACGGACCTCGGCTCGGTCCACTCAGCCTGGAGCTCGCCGTTGATCCAGAGCCGTCCTCGCATGCGCGGGTAGATTTCGTCGACCGAGAGCTCGATGAAGTTCCACGACCCGACCTCGAGCTTGCGGTGCGCGTACCAGCTCGCGCGCTCGCCTAGCGTGTGGGTGTACGAGCCGGGCAGGTCGACGTAGCACTCGCCGTCGTCGACGATCACGGACAGCGTCTCGTCGAAGAACGTGTTGGGGTCCTCGTTGGCCTCGAGCGAGATGATCGTCTGGTTCAGCCCGATGATGTCGCCCCAGTAGAACCACGCTCCCCACGACAGGCTCTTGTGCGCCCACATCTCGCGCATGACCGCGCTGTTCCCGGTCGGCAGCACCTTGCCCATGCCCATGCCGGTGGGGTCCGCGACGGCAGAGCTGTACGAAGCTGAGAGACCCATGCCCGTGGTCGGCCAACCCGTGGCGGTATAGCCCGAGCCGCCGAGCACGCGATGCTTCGGCTGGGTCCCCCACGGAGGATCCGGGATCGGGTCCCAGAGCACGTCCTTGATGCGAACGTCGCTGATCCGCAGGTCGAGGTCTGACACGTTGTTGTCGACGATGTAGCCGATCTCCACGCTGCCGAGCTCACCGGTGCCGTAGTTGTACTGCATGACGGAGTAATGCACCGGGTGCCCGTTCACGATCACATCGAAGATGTGGTTGCTGTAGGCCGTCTTGGAGATGAAGACCTCCACGAACAGCGGCGTCTCGGAGACCTTGAACCCAGACAGCGTCCCCTGGGACCCGAACGCGAGCTGATCGTTCGACCCGTTCTCAGCGAGCGTCTCCCAGATCACGGCCTGCCAGATGACCGTCCCTGCTGGGTTCTTGACGCGGAGGATCGGGATCGTCCCGTCGCCGCTCGTCGGCGTGATCCGCGTCGAGTTCCCGTACCAGACGTTGAAGCAGATGTAGTGGTCGTCGTTCGCTCGCAGGTGCCCCGACCCGTACAACGTCTTGGTAGCGAACTGGCCCGGCGCGAACGTGAAGCTTCCGCCGCTGCCTGAGCCGCCCGTGTTGCTGCTGAAGTCTCCCAGCGTCGCAGGCTGAAAGTCGACTCCGACGTCCGTGTTCAGCACCCACGCGAGCGAGTAGGCGATCGGCGTCTCCGGCAGGTCTCCGTAGACCTCCACGTAGTAGGTCTCGCCCGCTTCGACAGGCACAGACACCGACTGGGTCGAGTTGACAGGGATGTTGCCGCCCGTCCACCACCACGCGTTCCCGACGACCTCCATGGTCTTGGGATCCGTGCCCTTCCAGATCCGGGCCCCGAGGTCGTTGTAGAACGTGAAGGCGTACTTGTTGGTGAGCGTGATCTTGAGGCTGCCGTCTGCAGACGGCTCAGCCTTGTACCAATGGTTGCCGCTCGCGTTGTCGAAGTACTCCGGCCACGGATCGAGGTGGCTGTAGTCGGCCCCATCGAAGCCGACGTCTGTGACGCTGCCCGAGCCGCTGATCAGCGTCGGGGTCTCGAAGCTGTTGTTCGCGGCGTCCGGGACGAAGTCCCACGTCAGGATGCAGCCGCCATAGTCGCCCGCAGCCTTGCTCGCGACGACGATCGCGATCTCCGAGAAGCGGTCTGCCTCGGTGACGGTGAAGCTGATCGTCGGCAGCGCCGAAGCTCCGTCGCTGTCGAGCTCCGTGATGCCGGCGAACCCGCTGAAGGGGACGTTCTTGTAGGCGGCGAGCACGGGGTCGAGCCCGCCCCACGTGCGCTCGATCGAGAAGGTGTACGTCCCGATGTGGTAGACCTCGAAGACCCACCACACGGAGTGGAACGGCCCCACGCCGCCGTGCGCCGGCTCCCCTGCCTGGGTGGTGGCCTCGGCGTTGCTGATGCCCCACCACCCGCGAGGCTGTGCCGGCAGGTAGTAGCCGGCGCCTTTGTTGTCGCTCTGAGGAGGCGCCATCTCAGACGGAGACTCCGATCACCGTCAGAGCTCCGTCTGGCGTGACCTCGACCGTGGCGTGTCCGACGTCCCCCGCGGCGATCTTGAGCCGCACCTTGTACTTGGGTCGGTACCCGTTCGGCAGGTACGCGATGACATCCCCTACGCCGCCGCCCTGGCACGCTCCCTCGATGTAGATCTTGCCGTTGGCGCCTAGGTGGAACTGCAACGGCCGATGGTCCGCGATGTTCGTCCAGGGATCCTCGAGCACGAACGTGAGCCAGTCGACCATCGGCCCGCCGCTCGGAGCGACAGACTGGAGCCTGTCGGCGAGGTCCTTGTTGCCCTCGTACGACTTCACGAGCTCACCCCCGCGGTGTAGTCCTCCACCAACGTTACGTTGGTCGACTCAGCGCCCAGATCGTCGAGCGTGAGGTCCACTCGAGCGACGCGCCGACGGACGTCGGTGAACTGCATCGCGCCTTCGTCGCACGAAGCGAGCATCCCGTCTCCGACGTCCCAGTCATGCTCGAAGCCGGAGTCGCTGCCCGTCGGGAAGACGCAGCTGAGCACCTGCGGAGCGTACGCGGACCGCGAGAGCTTGCGGTACGCGGTGGCGTCCCTCTGGTCGGCGAACAGCGCGAGCTCGTTCTTCATCCAGGACATGTAGATGCCGTACTCGTTGAGCGTGTCCGGCAACGTGACGGCCGGCGCGCCCGGTCGCGTCCACGTCCCGTTCGGGAGCATCACAGGAGCTGCGAGCCAGTCGAACGTCCGCGTCGAGCCGTTGGCGATCCAGATGGACCTGTCGGCCTTGGTGTCTCCCGGGCCCTGCACGACGACGTAGTTGGCGACGGCGTTGGGGTCGGTGATGACGACCTCCGTGATGTCCTCCAGGTTGTCGGAGCCGACGCCGTACTCGAACTTCGGGCTGTCGCGCCGCATCCCGCGGACTGCGAGCGTGTTGAACTTGGCGAGGGTCTGCGGCTCGCCCGGGTCGTTCCAGTACGCGAGGTAGAGGTCGAAGATGCGCTTGGCGAGGAAGTCGTCCAGCAGCTTCCACGTGTTCTGGCCGCGCGGGTAGCGGTCGTACCAGATCTCCTCGTTGAGCGTGTTCAGCGACCCGAGAGACAGGCCCATGTAGTCGTCGCCCCACGTGCCGGAGAGGATCTGTGCTGTGTACGTGATCATCTGCCAGATGATCTCGCTCGGGGTCTTGGGGGTGTTGTCGATCGCCTCGAGCGGCGCGCCTTTGGCCGTGGGGTCGCTGAAGTCGTGCTTGTCGAAGTGGAAACGGTGCTGCAACCTCCAGACCGGCGCGTACGCCTTGAAGGTCATCGTCTTGGACTTCGCCGATCGCGTCGGAGAGGCCACCCAACCGCAGAAGTTGGGCAGGTTCTCGGGCCGGGGCGCTCGGCCCTCGACGTCGCGCCAGACGCGCACGAACGTCTTGAGCGGCTGCACCAGACCGGAGTTGGTGGCTCGCGTCGACAGGCCGAAGCCGAACTCGTCGATGCCGTTCAGGATGACGCTGCGCCGGCGGTTGGTGAGCTCTTCGGACAGGTCGGCGAGGTAGGCTCCCGTGCGGCTGTAGAGCTTGACCCTGTAGTTCACGTTCGCCATGCTGGGTACACGCTCCCGTCGCTGACGCGGTAGGTCCTGGGATCGGCGGCGTAGAACTGCACCGTGAACACGCGCTGCCAGATCGTCCCGTTCTGCTGCTCCTCGCTCATGACGAGGTCCTGCGAGACGCGGGCGTTGTAGTAGAGCTGCGGCTCGTTCCAGAGCTGGAACCGAAGCTGGTGGTAGCCGCCGTCCCAGAGCGCCTGCTCGAACGCGCGGCCTCCGGCTCGCAGGTACTGGAGGTTGCGCGCCTTGAGCACGCCCGACAGCGTGATCCGCTGACCGCCGACGTCGGAGTTGATCGCGTAGTCGCCGAGCTTGCGCGGGATGTTGTACTCGCCCTGGTTGATCTGCCGCCCGCCGAAGAGGCCGTCGGTCTTGCGCACCCAGAAGTCGTAGTACGGAGCGGTGGACCTAAGCGCGTCGCGGACTGCCTTGTTGTTGAGGGTGAACCCGTTGAAGACGATCGGCTTCTCAAGCAAGGACGCCACCTACTTCCACTTCCAGCCTCCTCATGATGTAGGGGATGTCCAGCTCCACCTGCGTCGTGTTGATCTCGATGTTGAACTGGTTCGTGTTGCCGCCCACGGCGGCGGCCTGCACGAGCCCGCCCGCTGCGAAGGACGGGAGCCTGCGGTTCAGCGACGCCGGGCTCAGCTTGGTCGCGGCTGAGATCATCGGAGCGGTGCCGGCCAGGTGCGACATGACCCTCTGGACGAGCGACATGGTGCGCGCCGCGTACTTCGGGTCCAGGGAGAGCACCGCCTCCGGGTACCCGCCCTCCGCGACGCGGTAGACGCCGCCCGGGGTCGCGGGGACGATGCCGCCCTCTGCGAGAGCAGGGACACGTGGCAGCTCGATCGTGTCCTCTCCGAACTTCGGGATGTTGATGTCCGGGCCGGGAGCGAGCTTGTTGATCAGGCCGCCGACCTTGCGCGCGGGCTCGAGGATCTCGTTGATCGCCTGGAAGACGAGGTCGATGCCGGTCTCCAGCGCTCCGATCAGGCCGTTCAGCGCGGCGATGGCCGCGTTGCCGATCGTCTTGAACAGCCCGCCGAAGGCTTCGGCGGCGCGTCCCGCAAAGCCTGGGATCGTGTTCGTGAAGAAGTTCTTGATGTCGTCCCACCAGCCGGTGATCCGCTTCCAGACGCCGTCGAGCTGCTCGCCGATCTTGTCGAACACGGCCTTGAAGAAGTTGGCCACAGCGTTGGCTGCGGTGCTGGCGAAGCTGGGGATCGTGCTCGTGAAGAAGTTCCTGATGTCGGCGAGCCAGCCGACTAGCGCCTTGAACGCGTCGATGGTGAACTGCCGGACCGCCAAGTACATGTCGGCCCACCACTCGGTGAAGCGTGTGAGCCACTCGTCGAACTTGTCGAACAGCGCGCCCATCCACTTGAAGAAGTGCTTGATCCAGCTGATGATCTGGTCCCAGACCTTGATCCAGTAGACGCCCAAGACCGCGATGGCCGTGATGAGCGCGTAGATCCCGACCCCGATTTCACCGACTCCGGTTGCGAACGCGAGAGCCACCACGAGCGCGGCTGCGATCGCGCCGACGATGAGGAGCACCCACTGCACGAACTTGGACTGCAGGATCTTCCCGATCCAGTAGAAGATGAACGCGAAGACGTTCAGCACCGGCTTCATGAACTCAGCGAGCTTGTTGAATGCCTTGCCGAGCTCGATGACCGCGGCGATGACGTTCTTGACCGTCGGACCCCACTGCTGATTGAAGCGGCGGATGCGATCGGGCAGGCTCTGGAAGAACTCGCGCAGGAAGCTCAACGCCTTGAAGAGCGGGCTCTCCTCGCCGCCACGGATGGCCTCACGCCCGAGCTTCGCGATCGCTCCGAGGATGTCGCCGATCAGCCCGAACGTCTCCTTCGCGACGGGGATCGCGTCCTTGAAGAACTCCCGGATCGCGTTGCGGCCCTTGGTCGACTCGGTGAACTCGCGGAACTTCTTGGTCATGCCGCCGAAGCCCTTCTCACCGAAGAGGGCGTCGAAGCCGACGTTGAAGCCGATCTCCAGGATGTTCTTGAGCGCGAAGAAGACGTCGCGGAGGGTGCGGCCGAAGACCTCCAGCACCTTCTTGGACGCGTCGAAGAAGTTGGCGATCTCGCCGTTGGCCTGGTTGACGCGAGCGCTCTCGGAGACGTAGTCGCCGAACGCCGCGATCTGGTTCCCGAGCCACTCGTAGAACGGCTGACCGGCCGCCAGCACGGCGTTGATCCCGTCCGCGATCCCCATGAACGCGTGGTTGACGTCGAGCAGGCCCTCGTTCGCCGTGTCGACGTTCGTGTTGAAGTTGTCGCTGAAGATCTCGTCTTCGCTCAGCTTGAGCCACGCGTCGCCCATGGAGATCAGCGACGTGGTGAACTTGTCGATGACCGAGACCGCGCCCGGCAGCCGCTTGTCGACCACGTCCAGGAACCGCTCCATGAACGCGAGGAACTTGTTGCGCGTCGGCTCGGAGAGCTCGTCGAAGCGGTCCTTGATGTCCTTGATGCGGCGCGCGATCCTCTGCTGCGTCTCGTCGAGCTGCGTCCACGCGGTGTTGGCCGCCAGAGCCGACGTGACCGCCGCCTCCTGGACGCGCTTCTCAGCCGCCGCGATCTCCTCGCGGTTGTTGCGCTTGAGGCGCGTGAGCCGGACCTCGGCGTCGAGCTCCTGCTCGTTGTTGTTGCGGATCGTGACCGCGAGCTGCTTGATCGCGTCTGCGAGTTCGCGCTGGCCGTCCTTCTTGGCCTTCTTGACGGCGTTGGCCGCCTCGACCTCGGCCTGCTTCTCCTTGCCGGTGTTGAAGAGCTTCAGCGCGAGCTCGCGCTCGTCGACGCGAGCTCTTGCGGCTGCGATCTCTGCTGGGCTGGCGCCTCGAGTCTCGAGGCCGGCGAGCTCAGCCCGAGCGTTGTTGAGGTCCTGCTCGAGCTCCGTCTGGAGCAGCGCGTTCTGCCGTCGAAGCTGAGCGAGCCGCGCTTCGGCCGCTGCGACTGCGTTGGCGACGCGCTCGCGGATGTCCCCGATACGCCGCTCCGCGTTGAGCTCCTCTTCGCGGTTGTCGCGCTTGAGCCGAGCCAGGGACGTCTCCGCGTCCTTCTCGCGCTCGGAGGCGTTGCGCCTGATCCGAGCGAGGTTCTCCTGCGCCTCCTGCTGGGCCTTGGTCGTGGCGGCCGCGGACTCCTTGGCCTTGGCCTCAGCCTCCTCCAGAGCCTTGACGCCACCGAAGATCTGCGTCACCGCCGGCCCGATCACGGTCGCGATGGCGGCGAAGATCCCCAGCATGCCGAGCATGGCCAGAGGCAGCACGCCCGCGATCGAGACCAGCGTCGACAGAGCGGCTACGAGCACGCCGATGGCTGCGCCGAGCGCTACGATCACGCCGGCGAGCCCTTCGACCGCGATGGTGATCGCCGCGATGGCGGCCACGATGAGCGGCGCCAGACCCAGGATGATGAGGAACACCGTCGAGATCGCGGAGAAGGCGACTGACAGCCCCTTCGCGTGCGTCGCGAGCCCCGCTAGGTTCGGCCCCATGTTGAGGCTGAGCCAGTCGGTGGCCGCTGACACGGCCTTCATGATCCCGTCGGCGATCGCGAGCCATGCGCGCTGGAAGCGGTTGCGGTCGACGTCGGTGTTGCCGAGCGTGACGCCGTGGCGGCGCAGGATCGAGTCGAAGTCTCCGAGCTCGGACGACGCGCGCTTGATCGGGGAGTTGATGCCCTCCATGTGGCGCGTCCAAGCGGCCGTGCGATCGCCAGCGATGTCGACCGAGGCGGTGTACTTCTTGACCGCGTTGTCGAGGTCGCCGATCGAGTCGGCGGTCTTGTCGAGCGAGCGCGAGAGGTGGAAGTGGTCGTCTTCGAGGTCCTTGGTCTTGCTGCCGAGGCTCGCGTAGGAGCGCTCGAGCCGACCGAAGCGCTGCTCGATCTTGTCGGCGACGCGATCGATCTGGGCCGACGCGAGGTCCGTCGCGCGGATGATGATCTCGATGACGTCGGCCATCAGTTGAGCCTCTCAGCGATCCGGCGTCCGGCGTCTCCCCAGAAGGCCTTCATCGGCCCTCGGGTCTCGTACAGCGACCGCGACTCGAAGTAGCGGCCGGCCATGCCCGGATGGAGGTAAACGTTAGTGCCCTGCCGCACCATGAACGGCCGCTTGAGCGGGCCGTAGACCCCGGTGCCCTTGTCGACGAACCGACCGTACTCGGCCGGCGGCGCGTAGCCGTACTCGCTCGTGACCCGCTTGACCGAGCGATCGACCTTGATGTCCGCGGAGAGCCTGCTCGAGAGCAGGCCCGTGTCCTTCGGCACGTTGGCGAAGCGAGCCGCCTGGAGCACGTCGCGCGTCTTCTCCATCGCGAAGCGCGACTCCTCACGGATCACCGCTTCGCTCGTGCGCAGCTTCGCGACGACGAGCTCGTCACCGACCACTTGGACCGTCACAAGCACGCGCACCACCTCCTCTAAGCCGGTTTTCGCGTATCGGGCACCAGTCTACGGTACCCCTAGACCGAATCAGCTCGAACGGAGCGGACCAGGCGTAACGAGTACGGTAATATACTCGTCCGAGTTATCTCGGCCACCAGATCTCGTCTTCCAAGCGCTCCTCTTGGGCCTCGAAGGCCCTCCCGGACGCGATCTCGTCTCGCTGCGCGAGGTACGCGTGATGAAGATCTTCGAGCGCTTCCTTGATCTTCTCGGGCTCACCCATGCTGCTCTGGACAGTCGTGCGCTGGCGGTCGTACTCTCGATCGAGCTTGTCGAGAGACGTACGGATGGCGTAGGCCTTCCAAAGCTGTTCGAAGCGCGAAGCCGGCAGACCGCCTACCTCGTTGTACGTCATGCCGTAGGCGGCCATCATCTCCTCTACGCGCTCCAGCGGCGTCAGGACACGGGCGCCTGGCTCGTTGTCACCATCGACTTGGCGGTCTCCCACCAGCGCTTCCCGAAATCCCGCAGCGTCTCCGCGTTCTGCTCGACGAAGAGCTCCATGATGCCGAACCCGGTGTCGTCGTCGATCGTGTCGAGCATGCGCGAGACCTGCGCCCGATCGTGCTCGGGGACGCTCAGCACGATGAGGTACAGCTCCTTGAGGATGCCGGGGGCGGTGCTGACGAGCTGCAGCAGGAACTGCCCCATGCCCATGGCGGCCTCGACCGCCTTGGGATCGCGCTCGCCCTGCCTGAGGCTCATGAGCGCGTTGCGGCCGTCCTGAGACTCGATGAACTCGAACGCCTCGGCGACCTTGCTGAGATCCGTCTTGCCGGAGGAGATCGACTCCTGAAGCGCGTCCAGGATGAGCGCGAAGACGTCGTTCTTCTCGAAGAACGTGAGCTCGTCCTGGATGAAGTCGACGCCGCCGATGTTCCACGTCCTCGCCGCTGATTGGCGAGCGGCTGCCCTTCGGTTAGCCACTGTTCTGCTCCTTGTTCTGGGGTTACGGGATGATCTGCTCGCGGACGCGGAAGAACGCGAACGCGGGATCGGTCTCCGTGTCGTCCGCCAGGATGCGGAACCGCACCTGGATCGTCATCGGGTCGCCTCCCCGCCGGTAGTCGAGTCCCGACTCCTGTGGGGCTCGGACTGCGCGGTGGAAGAAGTGAGCGGTGATCCCGCCCGCCTTCGGCTCCCTGAAGAGCACCGCCATGCGGCGCTCGGTGTACGTCGTCGCTCCGACGAAGCCGGTCTCGCGCTCGTCGGGTGTCGGCGCGGTGTCGGTCGTGATCGCCGCGCCTTCCCATGCGAGGACCATGTTCTCGAGCGTGATCTCCGCGAGGCGGGTGGTCACGAAGACCTCCCACTCCTCCGGAGCCACGTCGATCAGGCCTGCGACCTGGTCCACGTCGAACCCGGACTCCGTGTTGTTGATGGTGATCTGGATGCCCTCGCGGGTCGCCCCGAGATCCTCCCACGGAGACACCGCGTCGTACGACGTCACGTTGATGACGTCGGCGATGTCGGCCGGCTTGGTCGTGCCGATGGCCGCGTACATGATGCGGCCTGCGCCGCGCCTGACGTTGCTCGTGTCGACTCTGTGGAATCCCATGCTGCTAGTTCACCTCCTCTCCAGAGGGGTCGTCGTTGTCGACGACGGGCTCGGGATCGTCGGCCGGGGCCGGCTCCTCCAGACCGTCTTCGTTGAAGACGAAGCCCTTGGTGCGCAGCATCTCGATGTCTGCGTCCTCGAGCTCGATCGTCTCGCCTAGGGCGACTTCTCCGAAGCTGCCCTTGATGCGTGCCGTCTTGTTGCGCGGGTCGGCGCAACCGACGAACACGTACGACTTCTTCTTTGCCACGTTTCCTCCTACCACCATGTCCCTGTCGTTGAGACGAAGGTGTACTCCAGCTTGGTGCCCTGGAAGTACACGACTTCGTCGTGCAGGTTGTCGACTCGTCCAGCCTGTTGGTTGGACAAGAGCACCTCCGGCGATAGCTCCGGGGTGAGCGTCGCCGCTCCTCCCAGAGTCAAGTCGGCCGACACGACGCGATGAAGCGCCTTGGCGTACCGCTTGATCATCCTGTTGACGGTGGAAGGGTCCTCGTGCACGCAGAACACTTCCACGTATGCGGACGAACCGATCTCCTCCGTCTGGTCAAACCCGCCGGCGTCGCCGGAGGGATGCGAGGTGCAGTTGACCACGACGTTGGGGAAGTCGGTCAACGGCCTCTCCAGGATGTACGGATGGTGCCCGTTGAGGTACAGCGCGGGCGGTGGGAGCGGCGTGAGCGGGACGGGCGAGACCCCTAGCTCCGCAAAGAACGCCGCATCGAGAGAGGTGTACTCTGACTCGATGTCGAGCAACGCCTGCGGCAGGCCGTTCTTGACCTGCAGCAGAAGGGCGCGTTCGATCTCCTCGAGCTGGACGTCGATCATGTCCAATGCTCCGCCGGAGGCGCGTTGTCCGGCCTCGGCATCGCCTTGTACGGATCGAGCGTCAGCAGCTTGTCCGGAGTCGAATCGATCATCATGCCTGCCGTGGTCGATCCGCTCGTCGCCAGCGTCTCGTTGAACGCGGCCTCCATCGTGGCGAGCCGCTTCTCGAGCATGGCGTCGAGGTCCTTCAGAGCTTGGACGCGGTTGTAGTTCTGGCGCTGTTCACCGCCGAGGGGTGTGACCCCAGCTCCGCGGTTGAAGGCGTCAGAGGTGCCCGTCCTCACCATGTAGTAGTCGATGCCTGCTGGGATGACCAAGCGCGTCGCGTATGCCCCGACGTACTGAGCCTGGAACGGCGTGAGGTCCGTCTCCTTCTTGTCCCCGGAGGGGAAGAAGTACGACATGGCGGAGCTGATCGCGATCCCGACAACGTCGGGACGCTCCTGACCGTCCATGGTCGCGCTGGCCTCGGCCGTCAAGACGTTGTACGTCTCCGGCATGTTGACGCGCACGTGTTCGCGGATCGTGGAGGACATCTAGATCAGCCCTCTCCCTCAGGTGCAGCCTCGGGCTCCTCGGCCTGACCGGCTTCGGGCTCGGGCTGTGCGTCGGGCTGCTGCTCTTCCTCCTGCTGTGGCTTCTTGCGCCCGCGGCCTCGGGGCGCCGGAGCCGGGAGCTCCTCGGAACCCTCCTGCGTCTCGGGCGATCCGACCTGCTCGCCGGCCTCGTTGGCCTGCGGCAGGGTCATCGAACCGAGATTGCGGACGAAGTCCTTCGGCGGCGGGACCGGAAGACCGGCCTCGTACGCCTTGAACTCGTCCTCGCTGGAGTCCTCGAAGATCGCGCTGGTGAACGGGTCGCCGCTCTCCAGAGCCTCCACGACGTGTGGAGCGAGCTCCGACAGGGCGATCGGCTGACCTGGCATGAGGGCGACGCTTCCGCCGCTTGCCAGATGCACAGCCGTCGCTCTGATCGGCTTGACGAACTTCTCTTCGGCCAAGCTAGATCACCTCCTAGGCGCCGACTGTGGCGTAGAGGAAGGCCTCCGGGAAGTACAGCCGGGGGACGCGAGCCGTGGCGTAGCGCCGGAACACGTTCTTCGTGAACGGGTTCGTGATGATCTCCGACTGCGCACCCTGCTGGATCGACGGAGGCGACGTGGAGTCGCCGCCCACGAGGACCTGACCGTCCGCGACGTCCGCGATCCTCTGGCCGAAGAGCGTGTAGCCCGTCGTGAAGAGCACGCGGTTGTCCGGCAGCCACTTCGTGAGCTGGCGGTTGGTCGCGCCCTCGGGCAGGTAGCCTGCGTCGAGGACCTCCCAGTTCGAGCCCGCCCGCATGAGCGAGTTGATGTCGGCGACCGTCGGACGCATGATGCTGCGCCCGTACGAGCTCAGGTAGCCGGCGATCTTCTCGTTCAGCTGGACGTGCCGGAACGTGTTGCTGTTGAGGTGGACGTTCTTGAGGTACTCGCCCGCGTCGTCCGCGCCGACGATGGACCACGTGAAGAGGTCCTCGACCGGGTCGGAGTTGACGTGGTCGGTCCACGCCGTGCCCGCCGTCGGGGTGTGCGAGACGTCGAAGTCGTAGTCGAACGTCTCCTCGGACCCGTCGGGGAACGTGACGGTGAACCCGCCCTTGAACGCCTCCCAGCGCATCCACTCCGTCAGCGTGGCGTTCCGCTTGGCCATGATGGTCAGGCGGTCCACGAGCGAGAGCATCGCGCCGCGGGCGATCCGCTCGTCACCCGAGTTGAGGGAGAGCCACTCCTCGGAGTCGAAGCGCTCCATCTCCTCGAGCAGGACGAGCTCGATGGCCTCCTCGCGCGACTTGGGCTTGGTCTTCATCAGCGGCGGAGTCGCGCTCCGTGCCTTGAACTGGCCCATGCCATGCGGGAGGACGTCGGTGATGCGGATGCGGGAGGAACGCGACTGGACCGTGACGAGCGGAGCGATGTTCGCTCCGTAGTACGCCCGGTTCTCCGCGCCCTGGCCGACATACGCCGGTGCCGCCGCGCCAGGGGAGGAGTTGGCCTCCATCTCGATGTTGCGGCGGACCGTGAACGTCAGGACCTGCTGGTCCCAGAAGTCACCCAGTGCCATGTGATGTCACCTCCTTTCTAGCTGAAGACGCAGTGCGGCAGAGCCGCCTTGACGATGGTCGAGTTGTCGTCGCCGTGGGTCCCCGCGTCGACGGCATCGTTGTAGCCCCAGAGGGCCGAGATGTCGAAGTGCGCGTTGAACCAGATCACGGGGACGTCCTGATCGGACACGGCGCCCGGGGTCGTACCGCTGTCGTCGACGATGAGCTCGACGTCGCGACCCAGGATGCCGATGATGTCGCCGGCCACGTACGCGCCACCGCCGCCGGACCCCAGAAGGGCGCCCATGCCGGCCGTGCCGTCGTTCATGTACAGCGGAGCCACCTTCTTGTCCGCCGTCCACGAGTCGCTCTTCACGAGCACGCTGCCGGCGGGGATGAAGTACCGGCCCGCCACGCCGGAGATCGACGTGTTGCAGAGGCTCGCGTCGAGCACGTACGAGCGGACGTCATCGAGGCCGCTGGGACCCTTGAGGATCTCGTCGGCGTAGATGAACTCGGTCTTCTTCACAACTCCTGCCATGTTATGTCACCTCCCTTCCTAGATGAGTGGGGTGGTCTCGGAACCGCGTCCGAGATCCGACAGCAGCTTCTCGGCTGCCGCGGCGGGATCGACCTCGTTCTCCTCCTCCGGCTTCTCGTCGCCCTGCTTGACGCGGGGCTGGGAGAGCAGGAGCGAGTCGGCGGGGATCGCGGCGAGCATGCGCTCGACCACGTCCTGCACCGTGAGGTAGCGCTGCTCGCCCTCGATCGAGAGCGAGAGGACCGCCTCGTCGTCCGATGCGAGCAGCAGCTCGCACGCGGTCGCGACGACTGCGGGCGGATAGCCCGACAGCTCGAGCTCGGTCCGGCGAGCCTGGACCCGCATCTCACGCACCTCGTTCCGCGTGCGCGCGAGCTCCATCTGCGCCTCCTCGAGCTCGTCGCGGCGGGACGCCTCGAGCTCGGCGAGGCGGGCGTCGGCCCGCTCGTCGATGATCCGCTCGAGGTCCTCCTGCGACAGCTCCATGATGTCCTCCGGCATGGTTACACCTCCTTCCGTGGGTTCGTCGGGTCGGGATCCTCGCCCGTCTTGGGCGAAGGCTTGTAGGGGCCCGTCGGCAGCGGCCAGTCGTCCTGCGGCACCGGCATCGGGTTCCCCTGTTCGTCGATCACGTCTTCGACCGAAGACTCTGGAGGCAAACGAAGTTCCACTCACGACCTCCTCCTGATGCGCAGGACTGGGATGCTGAACTCACCGACCTGAACGGCCGTCAGCTCGATGCCGGCGGCGTCGAGCACTTCTTGGATGGCCTCGAACAGGTCCTTCCACTCGTCGCCCTCGGGGTTCCAGTAGATCGCTTCGAAGCCGACCTCGCCGTAGCGTGCGCGCTTGTTGTCGAGGTCTCGCTTCCACTGGCCGCCGAGGGTCTGAGCCGCGTACATCTCCATGGCTCGGGCCCAGATCTCGCGCCAGCGCATGAGGTACTCGGCGTCCTTCTTGCCGATGGCCGGCTCGAGGTGCTTGATCGTGAAGCGCTTGAAGTTGGCGATCTCCTTCCAGTCTCGCATCGCACGCCCGAGCCGCGTGTGGTAGTGGTTCAAGACGTCCAGCGGGACCTCTGAGAGCGCCTCTCGCGTGATCAGCCTGATCTGACCCAGCCTCTCCTCCAAGAGGAGGGAGCCGAGCCTGTAGTCGAGCATGTGGCCGAGCTCGTGGATCGCGGTCGCGTGCATCCCGCTCTCACCGGGGCTGAGGCCGATCCTGTTCAGCGTCGGAGCGGCGTTGCCGAGCACGTCGGTCTGATGCACGTAGCCCCACCTGATGTCGTCCGCCCAGCTGCGCCACTCGTCGTTGAGCGTGCCGAGGGTGGTCGAGACCACGTTCATGAAGACTGGGTCTTCCTGAGCTCGGCGATCGAGCTCGTCGAGGTACTGGTTGAACTGCCCGATGTCGCCGTTGTCGATGGCCTTCTCAGCCTGGCGCTGGAGCTTGACGAGGGGAGCGAGGAACACGTTGTCAGGATCAAGCTCATATGTGACATTGTACCCCTTCGCGTACATCAGTGCAAGTAGGGACTTGACTGCGGACATCGCGTAGTCGTAGTCGTCCGCGTGCTGGAGGTTTCGCGGATCTGCGCTGAGCGCACGTTCGGCCTTGCGCGCCTCTTTTCTCCAGTACGCGACCCACCGCACCAACGTAGGCTGGTCAACCTCTGCGTGCTCGACCATGGTCGCGACGTTGAAGTAGACGTCGTCCTTGATGTGCGCTGGGATGAGGCCCTCGTCCATCGGCTTGGGGTCCAAGCCAACCTTCGCCTCATCGAACTGCGGCATCGTGGACTTGTCGAACTGAGGCGTCTTGACCGTCAACAGGTGGTGCTGATGCGGCTTCGTCACCGAGCGAGCGGTGAACCGGCCCTTGCTCGCCGTCCCGCGGAACGCCTTGCCCTGCCTTCGTGCGGTGGCCTTGGGCGAGAGGCGCGGGTCGTCGGGAAGCTGCATCACGTTCATGTAGGTCCGGTCGATCTTGGCCTCGTCGAACGTGATCTCGCTGCGATCCAGGGCCCTGATGCCCTCAGCGGTGACGCCGTTCTGCAGAAGCCAGACGCGGTACCGCGCCAGCAGGATCGGCTTGTCCTCTTCGCGGATCCCCTCGTCCGGGGAGTAGCCCTTCTCCTCGCGCAGGTCGACGTAGATGTCGAGAGCCATGAAGCGGCTCAGCCCGTCGACCCAGATGGAAGCTCTCCTGAGAGCGTTGTCGATCGGCTCTAGCGGGGCCACGTCACGCTCCCCGTGAACCCACGGGACGTCAGGCGGCCTCGCTTGGTCGATGGGCCCGATCTCAGCCGGGCTTACGCTTTTGGGACGAACCTCTTGTTGAGCTCCGTGAGCACCGCCGCCAGGAGCTTGCGACGCTCCTCGCCGCGACCCCAGTCCGCGTCGCCACGGTCGTACTCGTCCTGGAGCGACTCCATGAGAGCTGCGGCCCACTGCCGCAGCTGCGCCTCGCTCGCCTTGCTGAGCGGGACGGGGAACCCGTCGCTCATCAGCTTGTCCTGCAGCGTCTCGTAGGAGTAGTCCGGCGCGCTCCCGTCGCCGACCTGCGGGTTGTCGGGCGTGATGCCGTGGAACCGGGCCGCCTTGCGCAGGCCGTCGTTCGAGTACTCGGGCTCGCGAAGCGCGTACTCGTCCGGGATCGCCGGCGGCGTGTTCGGGTCCTCGTAGTAGGGGTTGTGGCTGTACGTCGTCTCCCTGAACCGCCGCTCACCGACGAAGGCGATGCCTGTCTTGAGCACGCCGCGATCTGCGAGGTCCTTGAGCATCGACTTGTTGTTGGGGTCGTACGGGTCCAGACCGACGGCCTTCAGCACCTCGTACGCGGTGCCGCCGGGGCTCGTCTTGAGATGCTCGACGACCTTGCTCTCAGCCGTCCAGGACGGGTACTTGGAGCTGTCGACCGGAACGCCGAGCCCGCTCAGGGCCTCAGCGAGAGCGCCGTCGCCCTCCATGTTGCGGATGATGCGCCGGCTCTCGAGCTCAAGCTCGTGCTTCTTGACCGCGTTCTGGTCCTTCTTGCGTGCCCAGTACCGCATCCACTTGGTCAGCGTCCGGTCGTCGACGTCCTTCCACTCGGGGTTGAGCGCCGCACGGGCCGCCTCGAGCCGTCCCGCGTTGATCTTCCCGAGCTGCCGCCTGAGCCCGAAGTCGCCTTCCACAGCTCCGGTGGCCTTGCGAGCCGCGAGCTCCTTGTTGAGGGACGCGACCTCGTCCTGGTTGTTGCCCTGGCGCGTCCAGTAGCGGAGCCACTTCGCGAGCGTCTTGCTGTCTACGTCGGCGTACCGCGGGTTGAGGTTGCTGACCGCTGCCTCGCCCACGCGCTGCCGACGGGCATTGAGCTCGTCCATGCGGGAACGGACGTAGTCGCCGCCACGGTAGAGGTCCTCCGCGGGGATGTCGACGTCGTACGTCGTGCCGTTCTTGAGCGAGATGCGGGCGAAGAACCTCGACCGCGTACCCACGATCTCCTCGTGGAGGTAGACCGAGCCGATCTTGTCCTCCATCGTGGGAGGCGTCCAGGGCATGCGCACCTGGCGAGGCGGGCGGTTGCCGGCGCGACCGAGCTTGTTGCGGATGATCTGGTTGCCCTTCTCGAGGTCCCGCTCCTTGCGCGCCTTGGTGTAGACCGTGAACGGGGCCTTCTCGGGAGCGGTCATGCGGCGGAGCTTGTTGCGGAGCCGCTTGAGCTCCTTATCGTCCTCGTCGACCACCTCGTACTGCTTGAGAAGCTCGCGCTCGCGCTTCTTGATCGCCTTGCGCACCGCCGCGATCTCGGGGTGCTCGGGCTCCTTGGCGTCGTCGAACGGCAGCACGCTCTTCCCGAGGTAGCGCTCCTTCCACGTGTTGCCCCAGTCGCCGCGGGCCATGCCCTCCTTGAAGAGGTCTCTCGCCTCGGTCTTGTTGCGGGCGGTGATGTGGAAGCCGCCCTCCCTGCCGATCGAGACCTCGTACTTGAAGCGCGAGACGTGCTTGGCCTTGATCTGCTCCCCACCCGGGGTCTTCCAGGCGCTGACAGCGGCGACCTCGCGCGAGCTGTCGAACGGCGGACGCACCCGCTGAGGACCGCGAGTCGTCATGACGACCTCGGTAGCGCCCTTGGGCCGCAGCTTCTTGGCCTCCGCCTTGCGCTTCTCGTACTTGGGCTTCTCGAAGATGTCCCACTCGGTGAGGCCCGTGCCGACCTCGCCCTTGCGGTTGCGCCGGCCGGGGAGCTTGAGCGAGTCGATCTGCCCCGGCGGCATCAGCGTGGCGGAGTTGATCGGGAGGCGCGTGTACTCGTGGCCGGACTCCAGGTGCTTGACGCGGACGCCACTCGGCGCCGTGCCCAGGATCTGATGCGGCCCGTTCAGCAGTGCCCAACCTTCGGCCATGCGCTTCTGCTCGCGCGGCGTCGTGTGGTCGCGACCGCCCAGCATCACGATATCGCCGGGCTTGAAGTCCGCGAGCGTCTTGCCCGACGACTTCGCGCGGATCGGCTTGTCGGAGTCGAACTTCGGCACGTCCTCACCCTCGCGAAGCTCGCGGACCTCGCCCATGCGGTACTCGCGCTGTTGGCCGGGAGCGTGGTCCCACTCGACGACCGTGCCGACGCGCGGGTCACGCTGGTCGCCAGGGCGTACCTCGACGACCGTGCCGCGGCGCATCTCGGGATCGTCGAGCCGCCGCTTCTCGAAGCGCATCGTGACGCGCTTGCCGACCGGGATCGCGTTGCGCATCGGGTCACGCGACGCGTCCGACTTGGGCATCACGATAGCGCTGATCTGATCCTTGGTCAGCCACTTCTGCTCGCCGCCCTCGTCCGTCAGCGTAGCTGTGCGGCCGTCCCAGGCTTCGAGCCACCACGTCTTGTCGTCGATCTCGATGAACGGCTGACCGTCAGGGTCGTCCTGGGGCCAGTCGGTGAACGTCTCGCCGACTCGTGCGGCCGCTGTGATCCGCTGAAGCAGCTCCTGCCCGTTCTGCTGAGGCTTGAACGGCTTGGGAGCGTCGAGGCTCGTCCCACCGGAGTTGTCGAACGCCTTGAGGTCGGCCAGGAGCTTTTCGACAGTGAAGTCCTTGCGAGGGTAAGTGCGCGACAGCGACTTGCCCTTCCCGTCGATCTTGACACGGACGATGCTTCCGCGACCTGGCACACCCGTGGACCCGATCGCGCCCTTGTTGAGGTCCACCTGAGGATGACTGTCGAGCACGACGCGGTCGATGACCTTCGAGCCCTTCGCCAGGTGCGTGACGTTCAGCAGCCCCGAGATCTGCTTGCGCAGGGTGTCGAGGATGTCGATCGTCTCCATGAACTCGCCGCCCTTGCCTAGCGGTGCGTCCTTGGGCCAGCGCGGATGCTTGCTCGGCTCCCAGACGCCCGGCACCGCGAGCCGAAGGACGACCTCCTTCTTGACGCGGATCAGCGGCTGCTGGCTGAAGTTCACCGTCACGCCGACCTGCTGGAGGTCGTCACAGACGTCGTCGGCCTGCGTGTCCAGGCCGAACCGTCCACAGACGTCGCCCTCGTAGTAGTACTCGCAGTTAGCGCACGAGCGAGCGAGCGACTCCGCCTCACGATGGTTGACGCTGGACGGGAACTCGAGGTCGCTCGACCCGCCGCCGAAGCCGCTGATCCGAGGGCGGTCGAGCATGGGCGAGTCATTGTAGCTGGTCTCGAGCTCGGCGAGGAACTCGTCCACCGACGCGGTGAGCGTGCTCTTGAGCTCGAGCTCTGCCGCAGCCTTGGCAAGAGCGGCGGCCGCCTTGGCCTTGACGCTCGCGGGCATACGCGTCTTGGAGAACAGGAGCAGAGCGGCTCGCACGCCGCGCTTGTTCAGCTTCCCGTGCTGCTTGTATGGCAGCTTGCGGTACTGCTTGCCGTCCTCGGTCCAGACGGCCGCGAAGTCCGAGTCCTCGAGCGTGTCGCGCGGCGTCGGATCGTACCAGGACAGCTCGAGCGGCTCCTCGTCCTCGGGCAGGTCTTCGCCGTCGATCTCTGCGGTCGGGACCTCGTCCGCGTCCTCGACGTCGATCTCCTCCTCCTCGAGCATCTTGACGAGGGCCTCTTCGAGCAGCTCGTCGTCGGAGTCAGCCTCCAGAGCGGTCTCGATGTCGAGCTCCTCGGGCTCGTCCGAGAGCTCGTAGCTGATCGAGGCCATGAGCTCCTCGTACTGCCCGGGGTCAGCCGCCCCGACCTTGAGCCCGTCGATCACGGGCTTGGCCGTGAGCGCGAGATGCTTGAGGACGTTCTTGAAGCGCTTCCCGTCCTTGTGCCGGGTCACGCCGGAGAGCGACACGCCGACCGACCGACCCGGGATCGTGCCCCGGAGCACGCGACCCTCGGCGTCGGGCTCGGTGAACTCGACTCCGGTCAGGAGGATGTGGTGGCCCGGCCGCTGAGGATCCGCGACGACCTTGACCGCCCGCACGTGGCCCGTGTTGCGGAGCAGCTCGTCGACCTCGGTGCGAGGATGCTCGAGCGGCACCGTGACGTGCTCCCACGCTCCCTCGTCGAAGTTGCGCTTGATCTCGGCCAGCAGATCGAAGTCGATCTTCAGCGGCCCGCGGGCGCCGGCCACGGGGTTGCGCTCCCATGTCCCGGTTCGCGTGGCCTCGAGCCAGACGAGGCCGTCCTTCTTGGTCGCGACGGAGCTCTCGAGCCAGAGCTCCGCGTCGATGCCGTCGAAGAAGCCCTCGGGAGCTTCGACGCTTGCCTTCATCAGCTCCCCCTTCATCTTCTCGCGAGTTGCGGCTGCGACGCGCGTCGTCTTGCCCTTGCCGCGCCAGTAGGTCGGGCCTGCGCCGTGCTTGCCCTTGACGCTGATGCCCCAGTACTTGTACCAGGCGTCCTTGAGCCAGCCCGCTGCGCGATCGGGGTCTCCGCCGAACCCGCGCGCGATGACCTCGGGATGCCGAGTCTCGAGCACGCGCTTGATCTTGTGGAACTTCGGGATGCGGCCGTTGCCGCCCCACTTGTGCGCTGAGCGGACGATGTACTTGAGCGGGCCGCGGATCTCCTTCTGGGATGCTCCGCCTGTGCCCGGCGGATCGCCGAGGTTCAAGTCCGTCATGAGGCCTCCTGTAGCTACTCCGAGCCCGGGTTGGGGTGCAGCGCGAACGTGTGCCTGCAGTCCGGCTCGGGACACTTGATCGGGACGATGACTTGCGATGCGTACTTGGACGAGTGTTGCAGCGGCGTGAAGGCGAGCACGTCGTTCGAGCGCTCACAGGCTGGGCAGGTGATCGTACGGCCCTGCACCAACGGCGTGTTGCTTCGAGAGACGAACGCGAGGAGCTCGTCCTCGAGCGGCTTGCGAACCGGCACGGGGTCCCGCTTGACGAGCGACTTGGGCTTGGCCTTCTCGGTCACAGCTTCGGCCCCACGATCTCCTCGACCTTGCGCGGCTCGCGCGTCTTCGGCGCGACCCTGTTGTGGCGAGCGAAGAACCGGACTCGGTCCTGCTCGCGACGCCAGATGCCGCACTCGAAGTAGTCGCGCTGGCACTTGGACCCCTCCAAGGGCTGCATGTGGCCCTGGATCCTGCACAGGACATCGTCTCGGTTCCGCGACGTGACCGGGTGCTTGATCTCGGCCGCGGGACACGCTGTCGCTCTCGGCATCGCGTCCTCCAGTTTACTCAGTCGGTTATTTACCGAAACCGATTATCTCAGTTTCGCTCGTAGCTGTCGTCGGGGAAGAGCGGCGACCTCAGAGGGCGATCGCCCCACTCAGCGACGTCGAACGGGACCTCGTCGATGTACTCAGGCTCCTGTGGCGGCTCCTGATCCTGCTTTCTTGATGATCCGCGTGTGACGCGCAGGATCGATGACTTCAATCGCCCCGCCGCCGATCCGTCTCGCGATGAGCCTTGGCGGCTCCGTGAAGTCTCCATCGTTGACCCACACCTCCCAGTCATCCACCTTGTCTCGCCACTCGAGGTAGCGCGCGGCCACCGCTTCGTGGATCGCCTTGATCTCGCTCGGCGGTACGCGCCGTCCCGTTTCCTTAGCGCGATCCATCGCGCGCTTGATCGCCTCTTCTGTGTCGATGTCCACGAGCACGACCTTGACGTCACGGCCTGCGGCCTTGGCGGCGTCGACCTTGCCGGAGAACTTGCCGGGCTCGCTGTCGCCGGTGCCGTCGATGATCACGTTGAAGCCGCGCTTGTTGGCCTCCTCCATGAGACGCTTGGCGATGTCGCTCGACTCCTCGTGCACCAGCTTGGCCGCGCGCTTGTCTCCCTCCTGGACCATCTCCTGGTACTCGGGGAGCATCTCCTTGATGGCGTCCGGGTCCACGATCACAGCGTCGTCCGGCTTGTCCTCGAGCCCGTCGCGGACTGTGCTCTTGCCGGATCCCGAACCGCCGGCCATGAACAGCGTCTTCGGCGTGCCCTTGGCCTTCTTGTGCCCCTCCAGGAAGTGGCGGACGATCGGGTCGTGGATCTCGCGCACGCGCGCGTCCTCGTACATGCCGTCTGGGCCTAGGTACTTCTGCTGCGTGTCGACGCGGAGCTCGACCTCGCCCATGTATCGCCAGCCCGTGTTCTTGGAGAGCCTGCCTCCCTTGAGCCCGTCGCGCTCGTACACCTTCGCTGTTCCAGCTTCGCGATCGACGACCACGATAGCGAGGGCGGGTTCCACGCCGAGCTCCTTCGCATGCGCCTCCTTGGCTGAGATCTCGTGCGGCTTGGGCGTCGCCTTGTAGCTGGTCGAGTCCGCGCTGACCGTCTTGACCTCGTACGCCTTGTCGCCGACGCGAACGTCAAGCGGGCTCTGCTCGCCTCTGCCCGGCGGGTGCAGCACCTCGCCGCCGGTGAGCTTCGCGAAGAGCAGCTCGCCCTCGCGTCCCAGGTCGGTCAGCGTCGTCTCAGCGTGGTCGGACGTGTAGCCGCCAGCGCCGCCTCGACCTTTGTTCTTGCCGCGAGGGGCAGGCGGGTCGACCCACTCTTGATCTGATGCGGGTTCGAAGATCCCCATGCCCTGTCCGATCAGGGAGAGTTCAGCCACATGAACCTTCAGCTGCTCACTCCACCGAACGCTGTCAACTCGGAAGGTCGAGTTGCGTTGGATGAGCACCTCATCTGCGACGACTTCCATTGGCATGAACTCAGGCACGGTGTCTCGTAGAAGCGCGGCTTCACTGCCCTCAGGAAGATTGATGACCATGAGCGTTGACGGTGCCTGTCCGTGCGCGACCCAGTCTGCGACCATCTCAAGATTGTCGATCCCGACGGTGGTGCTCATGAAGCCCGGATCGGTGAACTCGAAGCCTTCCTGCAATACGACGTTATGGTCTACCAAGCGGTACACCTGCATCTCCGGTGTTCGTGCGTGCTGCTTGATCGCTTCATCGAGATAAGCAGCTGCGCGAAGGTCGTCCCGATGAAGAGAATCCTCGTTGCCAGTCCGTATGCGGTCTTGATAGACGGCGAGATAGCCGCCTTCCATCTCCCACAGGTCCGACTCGAAGTCTCCATCTGGGTCCGAGGAACCGAACACGTAGTCTTCGATCGCGGCGCGCTGATCTCCGTTCAGCGTGTCCCAGGACGCTTGCCAGTGGCTGACGACTTCGGATCGCGTTTTGCTGCGGTGGCCGAAGACTTGCTTGGCGGCTGTGACGAAGCGCTTGATGGTGGAGTCGGGATCGGCTTCCCCGGCAAGCATGCCGCGGGGACCCCCATCCACCTTTTCTGCTGGTATGCTTGATCCATCGGGCTTCCCTCCTACGTCGACCTGCTTCAATCGGTCCATCACGTCTGCAGTAGAAGCAGTCCGGCTGATCTTGAAGGTGCCGACGACAGCCTTACCGTCTCTCGCTGTCACTGAGATGTGCTTGTCGTCGAGAAGGCTCGCTTCCAGACGCTTGACGCGGGGTGTGCCTTTCCCGCCAGTCAGCATGAAGTTGAGGTTCATGGAGCCACTGACTTGCTTCTTGAGGCGGTCGAAGAGGTCTGGGACCTCCATGAACTGACCGCCCAACCCGCCGGGGGTCTCGTCCGGCCAGCGCGGATGCTTGCTCGGTTCCCACGCCATCTTAGACCGTGCCGTAGTCGACTGGGCCGGCGGCGCTGTCCTGCGGGCTCACCGCCTGCCGGACGGCGTTCTGCGGCTGCGGCGCTCCACCGATGCCTCCGGTCTCGCCGGTCGGAGGCTGCTCTCCCGGCTGACCGCCGCTCACCGGACCGAGCGCGTCGTCGCGAGCCTTCTGCTCCTCGAGCGTGAGCTGCGGCAGGCCGACGGCCTGGATCAGCTTGCGCAGGTCGAGCTGCAGCGACGCGGGATCCTGGCTCGTCAGGATGCGGATGATGTCCATGGCCAGCGACAGGTCCTCTTCCTTGAAGCCGGTCGTGATCTTCTTGACCTCCGGCGGGTCGACGAAGTTCTGCCGGACGAGGTCCTTGACCATGTAGCTGTTGATCGCCTGATCGATCGCCTCGACCAGCGTAGCCTGCGAGCTCACGAACGCCTCGCCGTACGTCGCGGCCACGTTGCGCGACCCCGAGCCGCCCTTGCCCTCGATCAGCGCCTGCTCCGGGACCCAGAGGGCGCGAAGCTTCATGACGTCGAGGTACTCGTTGCTGGCTCTGAACGCGCCGAGGTTCTCGCCTCCTCGCAGAAAGCTCGCGTCCCACTGGAACGTGCCCGACGGTCGGCCCGTCGTGTCATCGACGTACGTCTCGGAGCTCATGACGATGGTCGACCCGTCGCGCAGGGCCTGACCGACGAAGAGTCCGATGTCCTGGTTCGAGACCTCCTCGCCCGTGACCGGATGCGGGCTCGTGCCCTCGGGGACCCTGACGACGAGCGCGGGGTCGGCGTCCTGCTCGAAGTGCCGATCCTCCAGGAGCTGCCGCAGCGTGCTGCTCCACCAGAACTTGAAGGCGTAGCCCGTCCTCGGGTAGCCGTACCAGTTGCCGAACTCGTCGTCGCGCTGGTTGATGAACCAGAGCGAGTGAGCTGCGTCGGGGCTGATCTTGCCGGTGCCGCCGTCGGCGGTGAGGGAGTAGCCGACGTGCTCGAAGCCGTCGTACTCCTCGTGATCGTTGAACTGCACCTCGGCGCCCTCGGGCTTCAGACCGCGAGGCTGGGCCCAGACGAGGGCCCGAGTCCCAGCGGGCGCGTCCCAGACCGGCTTCTCGTCGCCCTTCTCGTCGGTGTACTTCCAGTCCGGGCTGTCCAGCTCGAACCGGAGGACGATGGGCGCGAACCCGAACTCCAGGGCCGTGAGCATCTGGAAGATGAGCCGGGCGTGGATCCTGTCGTAGGCGTTCTTGGCGAACGCGGCGACCTGCGGATCGGTCGACTCGAAGTGGTAGTTCGCGTTGACGATGACGCTCTTGATGAAGTGCAGCCCGAAGGCGATCATCGGATCGCGGCGCATCATCCGCATCTGCTTGAACGTGATGCGGTCGGGGTCGAACCCGCCGATCGCGTTGTTGATGAGGTACCGATCGACGATGCGGCCGGTGTCGTGGATCACCTTCAGGGACGGCCCCTGATCGCGAGTGGTGATCCTCTGCTTGCGCTTCGTCCCGCGACCGCGGGCGATCTCGCTCAGGTTGGTTGTGTCGACCTCAGCCATCCGCGGCCTCCATTCTCATGATCGAGATTGTCACGCGATCCGGAGCACGATCGGTGCCTCTCCGGCCGGGCTGTTCATGGCCCTCGTTCGCGTGACCCGAGAGGATCACGCGGATCGGTCCGGAGCCTACGGCCCCACCGTCCACGATCCTCTTGACCGCGCGTCGAGCTTGCTCGTACTGCTCCATCGCCTCGGCGAAGGAGAAGTCGCCTTCGTCGGGCGTGGAGCTCGGATGAAGATCTGCGGCGAGCTTCTCGGGCGTCGTGTCGACCACCTTCGACCAGCTCACAGCGTGCTCGCGATCTTCGGGATCGTCGGGTCCGGCCTGCCGTTCTTGTGCGCGTAGATCGTGACCGGGATGTCAGGAGGCAGCGCCTCGATCTCCCGGACGACCGAACCCTCGATCTTGCTCGCGACGAAGTGGGCCGTCAGCCCGTCCTGCCAGACGCACATCTGGCACATCGTCGTGACGTACTTGTGCTGCTGTCCGCACCGTGAGCACGGCGCGTCCGTTTCGATGACGTACACGTCCCCTCCTCTTTAGGCGGGTTGGGCTGGGCTGCTGTCCTGCAGCCCGATCACTGCGGTGCCGGTGAACGGGTACGGCCGGACGCCCACCACGTACTGCGTGACAGGGTTGAGGCCGCCCGTCGACTCCCAGCGGATCTGCCAGTCTCCGACCTGGTCCATGAGCGTGTCCCTGTAGAAGACGCCGTCTCCCTCGGTGGGTGTCGGGTCGTTGGTGACTCCGCTGCTGGAGTCGTACGTGACCAGCGTCCCGTCGGGCTTGAGGATGCGGAGCGTCACCGTAGCAGGATCGATCGGATCTCCGCTGAAGTCGGTGAACTCGACCCGAAGCCGCTCGGTCTGGCCAAGGAAGGGATGGGATACCACTACGTCAACCCCCTTGCTCTGCTTCCGATGGACGATCCGGTGGCGCCTCCGCCGATCACAGATCCCGATGCGGTGCTCCGATGCGGCGGGAGGCCGTGCGCCCGACGCGGCGTGCGCTTGCCCGTGGTGCCGAGGGTCTCGGAGATCGCGAGGCCGACGTCCGTGGGCAGCCGGTACGCCATCAGTTGCCGCCCGAGCGAGTCGACGATGACGAGGCCGACGTCCGTGGGCCCGATGCCGACGACCGCCTGCAGCGTATCCGTCTGCGACAGGCCTGCGTCCGTCGCGGAGCGGTAGAGCGCCGCGACCTTAGCGAGCGTGTCCGAGAACGAGAGGGCCGTGTCGCTGAGCTCTGTCTGGCCCGACTGCTTGCTGGCGTTCAAGGTCTCGCCGTGCGACGTGCCCTGATCTTCCAGAGACCGGTACGCGTGGTTCAGAGCCTCGAGCAAGTACGCGCCGGTCAGGCCCGAGTCGGTGACGCTGAGCGCCGATGCGCGGGCCCTCGTGATCGAGTCGGTCTGGCTCAGGCCGGTGTCGCTCGTGGATCGAGAGAGCCGCTTCGTGATCGAGTCGGTCTGGCTCAGGCCGGTGTCGCTGAGGTTCCCGCCGCTCGTCGCGGCGATGGCGTCCGTCTGCGTGAGGCCTGTCGTCGAGAGCGGCCTCGTCGCGAGCAGCTGCCTCGCGATCGAATCGCTGTTGGTGAGGCCCGTGTCGCTCGCGGTCCGAGCTCGAAGCGCGACACGCGCGATCGAGTCGGTTTGAGTCAGGCCCGTATCGCTCTTGACCCGAACGCTGTTGCGGGTGAGCGAGTCCGTCTGGGTCAGCCCCGTGTCGCTCTCGGTCAGGACCCGGATGCGGAGAAGCGAGTCGGTCTGAGTGAGGCCGTTGTCGTTGGGAGCGCGCCTCAGAGCGCGGAGCAGCGTGTCGGTCTGAGTCAGGCCCGTGTCGCTCGCGACCTTGCCGAGCACCCTTGTCGCGACGAGCGAGTCCGTCTGGGTCAGGCCCGCGTCGCTGAGGCTCCCGCCGCTCGTAGCGGAGATCGAGTCGGTCTGCGTGAGGCCCGTGTCGCTCGCCGTCCGAGCCCGAAGCGCGAGCAGCGAATCGCTCTGGCTCAGCCCCGTGTCGGTCGCGGTCCGAGCTCGAAGCGCGAGCAGCGTATCGCTCTGGCTGAGACCCGTGTCGCTCGCGGCCTTGCCGAACACCCTCGTCGCGGTGAGCGTATCGCTCTGGCTGAGACCCGTGTCGCTCTTGGTCAGGACGCGAGTGCGGAGCAGCGAGTCTGTCTGGGTCAGGCCCGTGTCGGTCGCCGCCCTACGGACGAGGCGAGCCAGCGCGTCGCTGTAGTTCAGCCCGTTGTCCGAGACGCTGGTGCCGCTCGAAGTGGCGAGCGAGTCGGTCTGCGTGAGGCCCGTGTCGCTCAGCGTCTTGCCCAGCACCCTCGTCGCGACGAGCGAGTCGCTGCTGGTGAGGCCCGTGTCGCTAGTCGTCCGAGCCAGGGATCGCGTGAGCGAGTCGGTCTGAGTCAGGCCGGTGTCGCTCGCGACCTTGCCGAACCGCCGTGCTGCGACGAGCGAGTCGGTCTGCGTGAGGCCCGTATCGCTCGCGATCCTCGTCCGAAGCGCAAGCAGCGTGTCGGTCTGGGTCAGGCCGGTGTCGCTCTCGGTCAGGACGCGAGTGCGAAGCAGAGAGTCAGTCTGGGTCAGACCGGTGTCGCTCTCGGTCAGGACGCGAGTGCGAAGCAGCGAGTCGGTCTGAGTCAGGCCGGTATCGCTGGCGACCTTGCCGAACCGCCGTGCTGCGACGATCGAGTCGGTCTGAGTCAGGCCCGTATCGCTGATGCCGTGCTGGATGCGCTCGGCAAGGACGTCGCTCTGGCTGATGCCGGTGTCGCTCAGGGTCAGGACGCGAGTGCGGAGCAGCGAGTCTGTCTGGGTCAGGCCCGTGTCGCTCTCGGTCAGGACACGAGTGCGGAGCAGCGAGTCTGTCTGGGTCAGGCCGGTGTCGCTAGCGACCTTGCCGAGCGCCTTCTGCACGCTGAGCGAGTCAGTCTGAACCAGGCCGGTGTCGCTGGCGTTTCGAGCCCGAAGCGTGAGCAGCGTATCGCTCTGGCTGAGACCCGTGTCGGTCGCGGTCCGAGCTCGAAGCGCGAGCCTGACGATCGAGTCGGTCTGAGTCAGACCCGTGTCGCTAGGAACGAGGACTCGAGTGCGAAGCAGCGAGTCGGTCTGGCTCAGCCCCGTCTCCGTCGCGCTTCGAACTCGGACCACCGACCGGACAACCGAGTCGGTCTGAGTCAGGCCCGTGTCGCTGGCGGCTCGGTTGACGCGTCGCGCCAGCGTGTCGGTCTGAGTCAGGCCCGTGTCGCTGGCGACCTTGCCGAGCGCCTTCTGCGCAGCGATCGAGTCGGTCTGAGTCAGGCCGGTGTCGCTGATGCCGTGCTGGATGCGCTCGGCCAGGACGTCGCTCTGGCTCAGCCCCGTATCGCTCTTGGTCAGGACTCGGATGCGGAGCAGCGAGTCGGTCTGAGTCAGGCCGGTGTCGCTCTTGACCCGAACGCTGTTGCGAGCGAGCGAGTCAGTGATGCCCAGGCCGGAGTCAGTGAGCGCCTTGGAGACGACCTTGTTGACCGCGAGCGAGTCACTCTGGGTCAGGCCCGTATCCGAGACGGCGCGACCGAGGACCTTGGCGATGGCGACCGAGTCCGTCTGGGTCAGGCCGGTGTCCGCTACGGCGCGGCGTGCCTGCGTCGAGATGCCGTCGAGGAACCAGCTCGTGCCGCTCGGGCTGTGTCCGTTGAGCGTGATGTTGTTGCCGTTGCCCGAGAGGTCGGGGACCGGGCTGCCGAAGCCCATCTTCCAGTAGCCCTTGAGGTTGGCGCCCTGGATGCTCTTGGGATCCTCGCCCATCGACAGGCGCGCGATCTCGTTCGGCGTGAGCGCCTTGTCCCAGATCGCCACCCACGACGTCGTGTGGGAGTTGAACGTCCCGTTGGTGACGAGGAACCAGACGGCGTTCGAAGTGTCCGGGATCGCAGACCCCCGCGTGGCGGTCGCCACGAGGTTCTTGTTCTTCCAGAACTCGAACTGGTCGGTGCCCGTGCCGCGCATGACACCAGCAGCCAGATGCATGACACCTTCGACAGGCGACGGGTCAGAGGCTGTGGTTCCCTGGATGCCGAAGTACTCGTAGTCGTCGCCCGCGAAGATCCCGTACTGGACTGTGCCGTTAGAGTTCTTCCCGACGATGGTGCCGTTGCCAGAGCCGACGCCACCGTTGTTCTTGTGGTAGGAGACGACGGTGATCTCGGTGCCCGTGATGTCAAGGGCTGTGGGGTCGGCGCCGGTGATGCCGTAGTACGTGTTGTCGTTGCCGTACGCGTTGAGGTCCCGCAGGCCGAGGCCGATGTCGCTGATCGCCTTGGAGGCGGCCTTGCGAATCGAGTCGGTCTGGGTCAGGCCGGTGTCCGAGAGGTTTATGGACTGGCCAAGCTTCTGCACGGAGACCGATTCGGTGATCTGAAGCCCAGCATCGGAGAGCTGAGCGATACGGGTGCGAAGCAAGAAGTCGGCGGGCTGCTGCGGGCCGAGCCAATCGGTTGCGGAAGACGCGGTGGCGTAGACCGGGTAGCTGAAGTTGCTGGAGAACGTCTCGTTCTCGTTGTTGCCGAGCATCAGGAAGTCGCCGCCGCAGTTGCTGGCGGCAGCGGCCCCAGACGTGGAGAACGTCGTCCCGTTGATGCGAGCGCGGAACACCCACGGGTTCGCGCTCTTGTCGATCATCATCTCGATCCAGTACCAGGTCCCCGCCACCAGATCAGAGCCGAGGTAGACGCTCGCCATCGAGGGCGTGCCGTCGGCGGCGATGAACACGGCGCCAGACGAGTCGACGCGCATGCGGCATTCGGTCGGGCCGGCGTCGATCTTGCCGATCATCGTCGCGTTGGCGCCCGGCAGCGAGGGCATCCTCCACCAGAAGCCCGCGACCACGCGGGTTGGCGTGCCGCCGAACGGCGAGTAGTAGACGTACTCGCTCGACGCCGACGGGTTGATCTCCAGGCTGTACTGCTCCGGGGCGTGGACGGGCGACGTGACTCGAGTCGGGGAGCCCGAAGAGGCCGCCCAGCGCTGCACGGAGAAGTCGTCGGCGAAGAGGACCGACGGACGACCCTCGCCGGAGGTGATGCCGTAGTCGGAGAGCGCTCGAACAGCGTTCTCGCTCAGCGAGTCCGTGACGCCGCCGACGCCGTAGACGTAATGCTCCTCGATCTCAGCGAGCGTGAGCGTCCGATCGTAGACCGCGACGTCGTCGATCGCGCCGAAGATCGAGTTGGCGCCGAACTGGCCCACCGCGATGCGGAGCTTGCCGCCGTACGCGCCCTGCGAGTTGGTGTCCGCCTGCGTATCCTTGAGCACGCCGTCGACGTAGATGCGGATGTTGCTGCCGTCGTACGTCATGACGACGTGGTAGCGCCGCCACGGCACGACAGTGATGTCCGTCGTGTCGGCCCAGCGATCCGTGCCGGCGGTGCGCCTCACACCGAGGATGGCCCCAGACTGGTAGACGAGCTGGTAGCCGTTCGTGCTGGCGTCCGATTCGTCGGACCACGAGAGGATCCGCCTGAACGTGGAGTCGACCTGCGACGGGTCGAACCACGCCTCGACCGAGAAGCTCGCCGTGCCCGGGAAGTCGACGACGGTGCTGTCCGTCAGCTCCATGTAGCCGGTCGCGACGCGGTTCGTGAAGTGCGTCGCGCCGTCGGTGCCCTTGGTGAGGCCGTCGACGCTAGTGAAGTTGGTGCCGACCTCGGTCAGGTTGTAGTTGTTCGCCGTCTCGTCGTCGGTGCGCGAGGCACCGTCGAGCCGCCAGAAGGCGAGCGGCGTGTCGGCGAGGACGAGCGCCTGGTAGTCCTGCGTAGCAGCGAGGCCGTCGTCCTGGAGGCGGCGGATCGGTACGGCGACGAGCTGATCGCGGAAGAGATTCTGCGCGCCGAAGTTGTCTGCGTATCTGGTGGTCGACGTGAAGCCACCGCCGTACATCCCGACAGCGACGTAGCCACCGTTCCGCAGGACAGTGCGAGTCGACGTGGACTCCTCGTAGGCGTCGATGAACGTCCAGCCGCGCCCGTTGTTGAAGTCGACCCATGCCTCGTTGCGGACAGTGTCGCCATCGTTCAGCGTGATGGTCTTCATGCCGAGCTTGTACCCGGCGAAGCCGGCAGCTGCGGACTGGAACTGCACCGTCTTCAGCGCGCTCGAGACGGCGTTGTTGTACCGGCGATACCAGATGATCTGGCCATCGTCCTCGTTGAAGACGATCTCCCACTCTGCTGCAGTTCCCGTGCCGTCGTTTTGCGCACGGGTGTAGAGCTCGTAGCGTGCAGGGCTGGAGACGCCCGACGGGATCTCGATATAGGCGAAGACGTCGGCGTTGAACTGGCCAGCAGTCCACCTGCTGACACCGTCTGCAGAAGCAGGGCCGACCAGCGTGTTGCTGTAGATCTGGAGAGCAGTGTTTCCGTTGAACGTTCCCCAGTTCGATCCGAGAGAGCCGTCTGAGCGGTTGAAGTTGTCTAGAAGCGCAGGCGTCGTGAACGGGTTGAGGCCCGAATCGGCGAGAGTGCGGTTGTAGTTCTGAGGCGCTCCACCGACACTGACGGTGATAGAGTCTCCGAACTTGACTCCATCGATCGTGTACAGAGTAGCTTGATCTGTCCCTGAATTGCCCGCGCCGATCAACCACTGAGAACGCTCATCACTGAACTTAGCCGACCAGATGTCAGGCTTGGTGATCGCAGGCGTAGCAAAGAGTCGCCATGAGATACCATTGGCGCTGACGATGATCTTGCCGGAGTTCGTCGTCGCGACCCAGAGGCTATCTGCTCCTGTCTTTTCGTTATGGTGGATCGAGTAGACAGTGTCAGAACCAGCTAGCGGGTGATCAGTTGTGATCGTCCATGCAGTCCCGTTGTCGCTATACGCGAGTTGCCCAGCATTCGTGCCGCAGACAAACCTATCTGTTGACTCGCTCCAATGGACACAGTAGATAACCTCGGTCGTGAACGGTGAAGTCTGCTGTGACCATGCCGTGCCGTTCGAGCTTGTTGCGATCTTTCCCGCAGCTCCGACAGCCACCCAGAGATCAAGGCTCTCGCTGCGCGCAAGCTCGCGGATGATATCGGTACCGAATGAGCTCGTTCTAGCTGTCCACGTGTTTCCATCCGGACTAGTTGCAAGCTCTCCGTTTTGACCTGCTGCAACAAACTGGGATTCTGCAGAGCTCCATTCGACGGAGTAGATAGCAGTAGTGCCGCTGAACGGGTTAGTGCCTGCGGTCGTCCACGATGTTCCATTAGAGCTGTAAGCGATTTTCCCGTTTACGCCGGTGACGACCCATACATCTCCAGCCTCATTACGAGCGATTTCTGCGACCCAGTCAGTGGTCGTGAATGCTGCGATATTACGTACCGTCCAGAGCCCTCGAGCATCGCTTGCTGTCCACAGCACGTCGCCAGTTGCAACACCTGGCCTCGTTCCTGCAGCGAGCCACTGATCTTCGCCGGGGCTATATGCCACGTCATAGAAGTAAGACTGTTGGAATACTGACTGGACCTTCTGCACAGTCGTGAGGCCTGCGTCTTCCAATCCGTACGCTGGCCGCGCTCGAGCGATTGAATCTGTGTTGGTGAGCCCGGTGTCGCTCGCCGTGCGAGCGTAGTAGTTGTAGAGCTCGGCGACGGCAAAATGCACAGCCGCGCGGTCGTCCGA